TCACTGGCCGACCTTTCGGGCGAGCAAATACGCGTTGAGACGGTCTCGGCCGGCGTCGGCGATCTCGACGCCGATCTCTCCGTAGTGGCGGTCGAGCAGTTCCATGACGTGCTTTCGGCTCTGAAGCGTCCGGCTGCAGATTTCGTCCAGCTCTAGGCCCGCCTGCCGGCCAATCGTGATGGCGGTGTCGCGCAGGTCCTGGTCGGTGGCCTTGAGAACGCCCGGCACCTTTTTCGCGGCTTCGGCGCGAACGTCGGCGAAGATGTGCCGGTAGTGATCGGACTTCCACGGGTTGTTGGTCAGCTCGCACCAAAGGACGTGGGTCGGGTGGGCCGCCATCTTGGCCTGTCGGGCCCGGATCTCGACGACCCGGGGCACGCCCAGCGCGTCGAGCAACGGCGTGCCTCCCACGCGCCCCGTCTTCTGACGGCCCTCGGCGCCGGTGAAGGCTCGGTTATCCACGAGGCGGTCCCAGGTCAGCTGCAGGCGGTCGATCTGCGACCAGGATAGATCCACGCCGAGGATCACGCTGTCGCCGATGGACGGGATGCCCATCTCGTCGGCCGCGGTGACCAGGGCGAAGATCTCTTCCCAGGTCAGGACGTGCAGCCGGCCAGCAGGGGTTTCGCGGCTGACCTCAGACGCCCAGTTGCGGATCTTCCGGTTCTTGCGCTCGCGGCACCAGCTGAGCCACGCGCCTGTCGTCGCCATGACGCCGGACGCTTGGTTGAGCCCGACGTTCTGCTTGAGGGAGTGATAGGCGTCGTACAGCAGGTCGGAGACGAGATTGCCGTCGCCATCGACCTCCGGCTCGAGCGTGAAGATCGAAAGGCCGCGCGCGATCGCCACGGCCGCCTCGTATTCTCTTTTGGCGGCCTCATCGCCGCGAGCCGGCAAGATGGTGTAGCCGGCGAGGACATCGACCAGGCGCTTCAGCTTTCCCCGGTAGTCCCGCTGCGTGCTCGGCTTGAGACCGGCGAACTCCTTACAAGGCGCCTTCTGTGCGTCGGCGGGGACGCCGGTATAGGCTTCCATCAGGCCGCCGATTGACATGGGCGAGATCGGCGCGGCCAGACCGGCGCCGACTTCCTCGCAGGCCATTGGGGGCGCGACGGGGGCAAGGGCCGCCGGGACCAACGCGCCACCGCGCCATAGCGCGACCCCGTCCATAATGGCCTGGGCCGCGTCGATGGATGCGCCGCGCGCCAGCCAGGCGCCGTCCGGCCCCTTGAGGTCAGCGTCGCGCCAGCCGGTCTTGCGCAGCGTGGGGGAAGCCTTCCAGCGCGGCCGGCCGTCTCGCCATGTCCAGCCAGCAGGAACGCCGGCACGTTGGTTCGCCATGACCGTCAGGCCTCCTCGGTCAGCACTAGGCGAGCAGTTTGGTCAGTTCGCAAGGCTCTAGCCTTCGCGAGCCATGAGGCGACGCAGCACCGCGCGATCCCGCGCCAGGCGGCTGATGCCAGGCGATGGCGTAGGCGTCGTCGGCTTGTCGTCGTTCGCGGGCGGTGCTTCCTCGCCCAGGATGGTCTTGCGGCGAGCCTTCCATTCTCCGACGTCCTCCGATTCCCACGCGTAGGAGCCTCGGCCGCCAGAAGCTGGCGCGCGGAAAGGGGCGGGGAAGTTCAGTTCGCGGCGCCAGTCCTTCCAGACCTTGCGGAAGCGTTCGGGGGAGAGGCCAACCTCCCGTGCAGTATCGGCCATCGATAGCGCGCTCATTTGTTCACCCCCTTCTCTTGGGTTGGCTGCTGGAGGAGGGCTTCAAACCGACCGTCGCGAAATTCAGTTGTCGGCCGGGCCCACCATTTCCCGTCTTCGCCGCGATAGATCGTCATCGGGAGATCATCCCAGGCCCCGCGCGAGACGGCAGTCTGCATCAGGCCCTCCGCGACAACCTCGTAATCGGTCCCGCGCTTGACGTGCCGATGGGTCGGTCTCCACGCCTCGGCGTCTGGCGCTCCCTCTGCTCGGGCGGCGTCTAGGAGAGCGTTTAGCGTGCGGTCGCCAATGGTTATGAAGTGGGCGTCTACGATGCGAGGCAGCATGCGCTCAACCAGCGCCCGGTTCTGCTCTGAAAGGCTCATTGGGATGCTCTTGGGCTGATAGGGCCGAAGTTCGGACGCGCCTCGCCGTCCTTCATTTGCCACTCTGTTTGGATGGAAATGCCCTGATCGACCCGGCGCATGTGCTCTGGTCCGAGGTGGCGCAGGACGTGCGCCAGGAGGAAGTCTTGATCCTCCAGGGCGGCGGCCGAGATCGCGTAACTCGCGAGCCGGATAGCAAGGCTTGCGCAGGTCTCAGGGCTGTATGGTCCCATGCTCTGGAGCGTCGCTTCCATGCAGGTCCGCAGCGTGTTCTGCGCGACTTGCAGGGCTTGCTGCTGAGGATCGCGCATCGCCGGATGGGGGTGCGACGACAGTCGGGGGCCAAGGTCGGCCTGCACGCGCCGGTATTCGGTTTTAACGGCCTTCACTAGGTCGCGCTGCGGCTTCGGCAGGTTGCGGCTCATTGGGAGATTCCTAGAGCTTGGCGGGCGATCGCCCGCACTGGGTCCATTCGGTCACCGATGCCGATGGCCCAGTCGCAGTCCCGCAACTGGATGAGCGCCTTCTCCATGCGAGCTCTGTCGGTGTCCTCGGCGCGGCCATCTGCCAGGCCCTTGGCGTAGCCGCGCTCCTCGGTGTCCCGGAGCGCGACGGCGTGGTCGGCCTGCATGGCCATGAGGGCTCGCATCAGATCGCCGTCGTCTGACCGGTAGGCAGCCAACTCGTCTTGCGCATTCCGAAGGGCAGTCAGTAAGCCGCCTTCACCGGCCGTGCGGATCAAGCAGACAGGCTGCTCGCCCTCGTCCCGGCCGAAGTGCTCGCGCGCCCAGCGCTCCTGGGCCTTCGTGAAGGTGTCGCCGCAGTGGAAGCAGCGCCAGTGGATCTTGCGATCAGCCATGGGCATCGCCTCCCTGCAGAAGTAGACGGGTCGGCATCTGAGCGGACTGGTAGGCGAGGGCGAGTTGTGGCTTGGCCCATTCGCCAACCGTCGAACCGTCAGGCAAGACCGTGTGGGCCAGGAACTCGTCCTCCACCGTTGTGATGCCCGCGGCGACCGCCTCCAGCTTCGCCTTGATCACGAGGGCCAGCGCGCGCCAGCGTTGGCGGCAAGCCTGTTCCCATGCGGCTTCGGCGGCGGCGGGGGTGCGCAGGTCCCGTTTCGCGGGAGTGCGCGTGAACTCGTCGCTCGCCGGGTCAGGCATGGGCAGGATGAACTTGATGTGCCGGCCACCCATGCGGAACATGATGATCGAGCTGTCTCGCTCCGACAGGTAGCCGAATGCGTCGGCCTTATATCGGCGCAGGGGTCTGTTCGATCTCGGCGCGGCTGCGCTCCGACGAGACCGAAGTGTCGGCGGCGTACTTAGGTGCCATGGAGCACCTCCGTATCTGTAGGCACCGATGCTGGGGCGAAGCGATCGCCATGCAGCCTTGCGCGGATCTCTGCGAGCGAGGTGAGGCGCCGCATTTCGCTGTCGCGGAAAACTGGCTCAAGCGCGCCACCTTCCTCCTGGGCCCATGTCTGGCGGTCGTGCAGAACGAAACGACCGTCGAGTTCTTCAACCCGAACAAGGCCACGCGCCGACTTCTTCACGCCGTTGTCGGTCTTCGGGTCTTTGAACAGCTCTCGGTCGGCCCCATCGACGGTGCCGAACGTGGCCTTCACGGCGGTGCCGAAGGTGTCGCGGGTGACGTGCTGGTAGGTGAAGGAGCCGATCCCGAAAACGACATTGCCCGAGGAGAAGCCCTTCTTCTTGAGCCCGGCGAGGATCCTCTGCGCGCGGTCGAGTGTGATGCTGTCGCCGTAGATGAGCCCGACGTGGCTATCGAGCGTCCGGAAGCCCTCGGGCGATGTCGTGCCGCCGAAGACCTCCCATAGACACTGGACCGCGCCCTTGTGGGCGGGCGTTCCCCATGGCGCCTCAAGATCGCCGATCAGGATCTTGACCGGGTCTCCGCTGTCCGGCCGGAACACCGTCTTGCCCTCGCGCGCCATGATCGCGGGCTTCAGCTCGGCGGCCATGTCGGTCATCACGGACCACAAGTCCCAGGTGTCTGAGACGATGCTGACGATCCCGGCCGGATAGGTGTCGGTCAGCAGCCGGCGGAACGTCAGGACCTCGTCGGCCTCGCCACCCATACACATGACGCTGTGCTCGGTCGCCGGGACCGAGCCGCCGACGAACGTGCCTGCCGCTTGGTAGTAGTGCTCGAGGTAGTCGATGGCGCTGACCGTATCGGTCCCAAGGAACGACAGGAGGTGGCCGCCTCCGGATTGGCTGGCGTCGTGGATGCCCGACTGGCCCCGCATGGAGAAATCGTGTCCCTGCCAGGGCACGAACTCCGCCGGCGCCCCGGTCTCGGCGGCGTAGCGATCGAGCAGGCGACGATACTCATAGGCGGAGGTTGCCGTGGTGATCGACTTCCAGATCTCGGCGGAGAGCTGGGTCTCAACGTAGTTCGTCAGCCAATAGAATTCCGGGTGGGTGTTGCGGATCGTGAACAGGGGGACGCGGATGTCCACTCGGCTGCCCTCGGGCAACGCCTTGATGAGCAGCGGCAGATAGCCGAGATCGTGGAGCGCCTCGATGTGGCTGACGTCGACAGTTTCGAGGCCGAGGCTTTGGCGCAGGCGGACCTCGTAGGCGCCGACAACCGCCGCCTTGTCCTGCTGGAAGAATTCCCGGTTCCAGAGATCAATCAGGAGCCATTGGCAGATGCCCTGCAGCCCGTAGAAGACCGTCTTGTGGTCGAAGTCGGGGAGCACCTGGGCGTGGGTGTCTGAGCGGCAGGTGAAGTTCGAATAAACCAGCTCTGTGCCAGCGGGGTACTGGGCCACATGGCCCGTTTTGTAGAAGTCGGTGGCGTGCAGGGGGGAGAGCTTCATGGCTCTAGACCTCGAGAAGAAGGGGATGGGCGCCGACCCCGGGGAAGAGGTTGGCGGTGAAGATGCCGTCAAAGAGATCCGCGAAGACCTCGATGCCCTGGCTGAAGATGCCGTGGGTGACGAAGAGCAGGATCCGCCCGGTCGTCTTGGGCCGAAGGACTTTGGCGAGTTCGATGAAGGTTCGCCCGCCGTCGCAGATATCGTCCACGATCAGCAGGTTGGCGGCCGAACATGCGGTTTCGTCCCAGTCGACCGTGGTCCCCGTGATTGCGCCCGTCATGGGGTCGCGGACCTTCATGGCTTGGATGATGGGAAGGCCCGTCGCCTTCGCGACCGGTCCAATCTTCTTCGCAGCTCCTGCGTCAGGGGCGACGAGCCGCCAGGAGCTGCCTAGCGTGAGGCGGGAGACGAAGACCTCTTGCGACACCGCGACTGCACGCTCGAGCAGCGCCATAGCCACGTCGCTATGCGGATCCCAAATCTCGACCTCGTCGAAGTTGAGCCCATTAATCAGGTCGCACATCACTCGCAGCGAAAGTGCTTCGCCCGGCGCGCATACCCGGTCCTGTCTCGCGTAGGGCAGGTACGGACACACCAGCTTTAGGCAAGTCGCCCAGCCGAGTTCACGCCGCAGCGCGTCAGTGAGCAACATCAGCTCCAGGATCGCCTCGGCCGAGGTCAGCTGCGCCCGCATGACGAGCGAATGGCAGTTGACCAGGATGGGAACGGAGAGGCGGACATGCAGCTCGCCTCCCGCGAACCGGATCAGTTCGTGCGGGATGAGCTGGCCCGTCGAGGCGACGCGGATCTCGATGGACCGCCGCGTCATGCCGCCACCTGCCGGTCAAAGATCCGGACGCTGGTTCGGACTTCGGCCACGGGGCCGGCGACGGCGCGCCCAGCCCGCAGCCGGTCGAGAGCAGCGACGCCAGTGTCGGTTAGGGCATAGGCGCGGGACCGATGGACGATGAAGCCGTCGGTCTGCATGGCCGCGATCACGTAGACGATCTTGCGGTGCCCAGCGAGTTCGCCCTCCACCAGCAGCTCGTCGCGTTCAACCGGTCCGTTGACCAGGCGCTCGAGCAGCCAGTGGCCCTTGCCGTTGGCGTGATAGGTCGAGGCCTTCATGCCGCCACCTCACATTCCAACGGCCGGGCGGCGCGGCGGCGCGGCACCGCGTCAGCCATAATCGCCGACACCTCGGCCTTCATCATTGAGACGGCGACGGCGTTGCCGATCTGCTTGATCTTGTCGGTCTTGGTCCCGGCGAACTCGTAGGCTTGGTCGCCATCATCAAAGCCCATGGCCGCTGCGAGTTCATGCGGCTCCAGCATCCTGAACAGAATGTCGAAGCCCTCGGCGCCCTGGATCAGATCGACATGGCCGGTGGCGGCGATGGTCGGCGACGGTTGGTCGACGCTGTGAACGCGCGGCGCTTGGCCGGCCCGCTCACCATGCTGGGCGGTGATGAAGGCCAGTTCGCCCCGATTGGCGCCGGTCACCGTCGGTAGGGGCTCCCCCACGTCTCGGACGCGATCACTTCCGTCGTGGTGGGTCACAGGCATCACGACCGCGAACTCGCCGCCTTTGGCAGTGGTCAGGGTCGGGATCGGATCAGACACGTTGCGCGCGCCGTTGCCGCCCTGGGAGTGGGTCACAGGCACCACCATGCCGAAGCGGCCCTTTGAGGTGACCGTCGGCAAGGGCTCCTGATCTGATGTGCAAGTCTCACCCGAGCCGGAGCCATAGTAGGGCGAGATGAGGGCGTGGGCGCCGTCCGTGGCGATGGTCGCGACCGGATCGTCAGTAGCGCGGGGAACGCCGCCGCCGCCCTGCGGCACGATGAAGGGTTCCGCGAGCCACACGCCGCCTTTGGTGTCGAGTGTCGGGATGGGCTGATGATCGACGCCTAGGGGCTGGTTGCCTTTGCGGCCGTTGACTACGAACGGCTCAACCAGCATCGGCCGCGCACAGCCTGGGTGGTTCTCGGCACCTGCGCCGCCCGTCGTGATCGTGGGTAACGGTTCATCGGTGGACCGCGCCGCCCCGCTGTTGTGCTGCGACAGGATGATCGGCTCGGCGAGGCTTTGATGGCCGGCCTCGGCGGTCTGGGTGAACAGCGGCTCAGCGGCCGAGCGCCCGGTGGCGCCCTTCTTCATGTTCAGCAGGACCGGCTGGGCGATGCCGATGTGCCCTCCCATGGCCGCGATGGTCGGTAGCGGCGCGTCGAGGCTCTGGCCGGCCATGTGCTGGCGAAGGATCACCAGATAGGGTTCGGGCCAGTTGAACTTCACGGCGCCGGCGTAGATGCGCTCCAAGGTCTTCGGCGCCAGCGGCTTCTTGCGGTTGAAGATCGACCGCCCCTTCAGGTCCCAGTCGATGATCTCGCGCGCCGGCTTCCAGGGCTTAACCGTGGGGAACAGGGCGAGGCCGTCATCGGGGCGCTTGGTGTGCGTCTGCATCGCCCACCCGACCTGGCGCTTGTCGCTCCGAGCCTTGAGGATGAAGCGCTGGCGGGTTGTGGCGTCGCCGTAGTTGGCGGCGTTCAGCTTGCGCCATTCCGGATCGTAACCGAGGCGCCGCAGCGTCTCGATCCAGGCGTAGAAGTATTCACCCTTGCGCGCCGCGATTGGCTTGCTCGTCTTCGGATCGACAGGGCCCCAGCCCGTGAACTCCCAGACGTTCTCGATGATAAGCCGCTTCACCCGCAGCTCCGTAAGCCAGGTGATGATGTGCCAGGGGTCGCTGCGCTGCTGGTCGGAGGTGGGCTTTCCGCCTCGCGCCACCGAGTGGTGAGTGCAGGTCGGCGAGGCCATCAACAGGTCGAGGTAACCCTCAGGCACGATCAGGTGCGGGCGCACGGTCGAGATGTCCTGGACGTGGTGCCGGGCTTGAGGGTGGTTCAGCCGGTGGGTTTCAATGGCCGTAGGCCAGTGATTGACGCAGACCAGCTCCATCTCGAGGCCGAGGTCGCGCAAGGCGCGCTCGCAACCAGTCGATGACCCGCCGGCGCCACAGAGGAGGTCGGCAACGAGGATCTTCCGGCGGCTCATGCCGGCACCGCCAGCTTCCGCACCAGGGCGTCAATCGCGCCGCCGATGGTGAGGACGTTTTCCGATTCCTCGTCGGACAGCTCGATCTCGAACCGGTCCTCGATCTCCATAACGAACTCGACGTGATCGAGGCTGTCGTGGCCGAGGTCGTCGATAAAGCTGGCGTCCTCGCCCAGCATGGCGGCCTCGGCGTCGAACTTCTCGACAAGGATCTTCCGCAGCTCGGCGGCGATTTGGTCTCGGGTCATTGAGGAGCCTTTGCGGGGGTGAAGCCGCGGCTGCGGAGCGCGCGGCGATTGTCTTTGGGAAAGGGGCGGCTGGCGCCGACCGGGCGCGAGGGAATGGGCGGCTTTGGGCGGGTGGTCCCTGCGACCTTCTTGGCGTTGCGAACGGCCTTCGCGTGCCGAGGCGCTTCGTCGCCGGTCTTCTCGGTGTGGCAGGGGATGCAGAGCAGCTGCCAGTTGGCGGGGACGTGCTGGCCGCCCCACGACCAACGAACGATGTGGTCGACCTCGAACCTGGGCCCGGTGGCGCAGTTGCACTCGTTGCACTGGCCCTCGTAGTCCTCGAAGACCTTCTGCCGCTGAGCCTTGGTGAACTTCGGGCGCTTGCCGATCACCAGCTCGCCGTTGTCGTTGAGCCGCTTCAGCTCCAGGAACTGCGCGCGCTTGAAGTCGCGATCGATGCCCATCAGGCTGCCCTCGCGTAAGGCTTGCAGATCTCTACGACCCGCTTGGCCGTAGCGGCGTCCATCATGCCGATGTGGCAGGCGCCGGGATCGATCCCCAGCTCAGCGGCGAGCCAGCGGTAGGCAGCGCCACGGGCGACGTGCTTCTGGACACCGTCGCGCGCCATCTTGGCCCGCCAGAGCGGATCGAAGGCGGCATGGGCCTCGGAGCGCGCGGCGCGCGTGATCGGACCGCACGGCGTGCCCAGCGGCAGTTCAGTTCCCGGATGGCAGCCCACGTAGGCGCCGCATGCGCAGCACCGCCAGAAGGTCTTCGCGTGCAGATCCGGGCGACCGGGATAGACGACCTGTCCGGTGACCAGCCCGGCTGGCCTCGCGCATTCCTGACAGCGCACCGAGGTTTTCGGGCGACCTTGTGCGGCCTTCTTGGCCTGTCGGTGACGAGCAGCCATTACGGGCGCCCCCGGCAGGTCGGGCAAAGGTGGGTCCATTCTTCCCCGATCTTCTCTGCCTTCCAGCCTTCGCAGCGGAAACGGGCCAGGGCGTCGCTGAACTCGGCCTCGCCGGTCTCCAGCGTGTCGTCGCAGGCGTCGCACTCGTAGGAGAATTGGTTGTGTTGCCGGTCGAGCATCTCAGCCTCCGGTCTTTGCGGAGGCGGCGAGGTAGGCGTCGACGTTGTCGCGATGGACCTCAAACGAGATGGTCCAAACCCAGGGGTTCGCGTCGGTTGAGGCCTGGCCGTTGATTGCGGTCCAAAGGGCTAGATAAGCGCGGGCGGCCGTCGGCTGGTCGATCTCCATGCCGGGGACGCCGAAATGCCGCCAGCCATCCTTGTCGGCCGGCCGGGTTTCAACGATCCCCTCGGCCTTGGCGTCGGCTTCGGAGATATCGTGCAGTCGCTCCACACGAACGGCGGTGATCGGCAGCGTAAGGCGGCTGGCCCAGCGAGGCATGTGGATGCTGACGCGCGTCTTACCGACCGGGCTCTCCTGCCACTGGTCGACGGACCCGTCGCAATGGCCATCTGCGAGGTACCGGATCGGGCACCAAGGCTCTCCGTGCTCAGCCTCAAAAGCCTCGCCGATGGCCGTTGGCGACATGGTGTCGAATGCCTCTTGGGCCTGCCAGGTCTCCTTCGCCCAGAGCGCGTCGCCCGGCATCCCATAGGGGCAGCGGACCAGAACCGACTTCGTGCCAACGTCCTGGCCAGCGACAGTGTGGAAGACTGGCCGGCGCTCCTGGATGGCGCCGACCATGGAACGCTCATCGAAGGTGTCGCCAGTCTGCAGCTTGATAGGGCGCCGCGTCTGCGTCTTCGTGCCGGCCAGCAGCGCGCGGATCATCGACCCGCTGAAAAGGATGGGTCGCGCGATCATGCTGTGGCCCTCTGAGGAGCAGCGGCCTCCCAGGCCGCATCGTCTGCGACAGAGCGCCGGGCGTCGGAGATGAGCTTGGCGGCGGCGTCTAGATCGCTGGTCGGCGCCTCTGCGGTTCGGCCGTCAGGCATGGCGACCAAGACGACAGCGAAGGACATCCATTTGCCCTTGGACTTCTGACGGCCGCGGCAGACGGCTGCCTCCGGGAAGGCGGCGCACGCGTAGCTGGTCTGACCGCCGTTGCCGCCGAAGTTGATGTGGCCGGCGAAGCGCCAGTCGGCCGCCTTCAGGTCCTCGGCCGATACGGTGACGGGGAACCTCATGCTGCGCGCTCCTCAAGCCAGGCCGCATCGCGATCTTTCCAGGAGAGCAGCACCACCTTGGCGTGGCCTGCGGCCTCGACGGCCGTGCCGGTGATTTCCTTGACGTAGGCCCTCGACATGCGCGCGATCTGGACCTGGTAGCCCCCGACCTGGCGCACCATCAGCGTGCCGTTCTTGATGTCGCGCTTTAGGCTCGGGCAGTGCGCCATGCTGAGGATGGCGCAGGGGCGGCAGAGCAACGGTTCGACCTGCATGACGCAGGCACCTTGGGCACCGTCCAGCCGGATCCGAGCGTGAGACAGGCTGACCTTGGTTTTCAGGCGCAGCGGCTTGGCGCAGAGGTCGCAGAGACCGGCGGCGATTGCCTGGCGCTGGCGTTGCGAATGCGGCTTGCCGAACCGCGGCTTTCCCTCGCCCTGCGCGACAGCTTGGCAGATCGCGAGCATGCCGGCCCAGCGGCAGCGCGCCACGTGGAAGGTCTCCTCGGCCGTCCAGGCGGATGTCCAGGGGACGGGGACCCCGCCGTACATCAGCATGACGCCCACCAGAAGAACGGGACGCGCCGCGTGACGATCACGTCTATGGCGTCGAGACGGACGTAGAACGGCCAGTGAGGGGCATTGTCGGCTTCAAGCACTGTGAGCTTGTTGCCCTCATAGGTCTTGGTGATCGCCGAGCAGAAGAACTGGATCTTCTCGCCCGAGCGGAGATGAAGAGTGACGTCTCGCTTCCAGAACCACGCCATTACGAGCGCACCTCCGGCCGAGCGTCATGAGCGAAGCCGTCGATGAGGCGGCCGGAGCGCTTCTTGCCCGCCTTGAACATGAGCATCGACCTGTCCTGGACGCGGTAGGTCTCAGGATCCGCCGCGCCCGGGTGGAGGCTGCCGTCGCCGTTCATGACGGTGTGCTCGACCTTGCAGCGGCGGATGGCTTCAGGGTCGCGCTTGGGCGCTGGGTGGTAGAGGCTGTCGCTCAGCCCGTCGGCCATCCAGCAGATCGGCGCCCATTCGCCGTGTTGCTTATGGTGATAGGGCACGCCAGCGGCCGCGCACTGGTCTCGCAGCGATCGAAACCAGTCCGGATGCGCGGGCCTGGCCATGTGGGCGCCCTGGTCCGTCTCGCCGCCCGTGATCACCCAATCGAGTGCAGGGCGAGGTGTTTGCATGACGAACTCGCCGCACACGCTGAAGACCTCAGCACCGTCGGATCGAAGCGACGGCGAGCAGTCGGGCTGGTGACAGTTCGGGCAGAGATCACGGAGCCACGGACCGACGTCCACCGGCTCCAGCAGGGGTTCCATCGACAGAAAGGCGAAAGCAGGGTTCAGCGTGGCTTTGGCACGCAGCAGGCGCGGGAGATCCCGCTGGGCCTCATCCTGCGTGACGACCGTGCATCCAATGGCAGCGTTGCGGGGCCAGCGTGTGAAGGCCGTGGCCGCCGACATGTTGCCCTCGACGGTATCGGAGAACAGCGGAGCGATGTTTTGGGGCCGCTTGGTCAGCAGCAACCAGGTCAGGTGCGGCGTCTGGCGTATTAGATCGAAGAGGTCCCGGCGCCACTCGGTCGGCACGGCAATGTCGAAGACATCGGCCAGGGAGGCGCAGAACACGAAGCGGGCGGGGGCGACTTCGCCGATGATCCGGCTGTTGTGTTCCAGCGCCTCCTGCTCGCGGTTCCAGGCCAGCGGCTTGCGCCAATAGGCCGGCGTCGTCCGCTGACGGGTGCCGACGCCCTTGCCTGGGCCGCCGAATTTCACCCGCCCCATGCGGGTGTCCATCATGTGCTCGGCGTAGCAGCCGTCGCATGCCGGGCTGACCTTCATGCAGCCAACCCAGGGGTTGAAGGTGTCGTCGGCCCAGGAGATGTGCGTGTTCTCGGCCATCAGTGCGCGGTCTCCGCGCTGGAGCTGTGCGCACCGCTCGCGACGACGGCCTCGACCGCCTTCTGCATCTCGTCGAGAGTGTTCTCCACGAAGTCGCTGGCGGCCTCGATGTCCATGCAGGCGGAGGCGATGATCTCGCCGTTCTCGTCATGGAAGCGGATGAAGACGTGTCCGTGCTGGCAGCTTGCGACGGAGACGGCCTTGGCGTTGCGGGCCTCCATCAGGCGGCCTCCGCCAGATCCTGGGCGACCTTCGTCACCGCCCGGCGGAACCGTTCGGGGAGGCGGGCCATGACCTGGGCCAACGGCCATGCGTCGCCGCTGGTCAGCCAGTCAGCAGTGGCGCGGGCTTCAGGCGACAGGTCGGCCGCCACCGGTTCGTCCAGACCTTCGAAGTAGAATGCGGGCTTCACGCCCTGGGCGGTCGCTGCACGATGAAGCATCGAGGCGGAGATCCGGTTGGCACCGCGCTCGTACTTCTGGATCTGCTGGAAAGAGACGCCGAGCGCCTCCGCCAGAGCCGATTGCGACTGGCCGATCTGCTTCCGACGCATGCGGATTAGCCGGCCGACGTAGAGGTCCACGGGATCGGGAGTGTCGCCCATCACGCACCGCCTTTCGCGCGCTCGGCGTCTTCAATTTCGCGGCAGCGGTCCGCGACGTAGGCTTCCAGCTCGGACGTGGTGCCGACCTCATCGGGGTCGCCGGCGTCGACGTCCTTCCAGAGTTTCGCGTTGTCGGCCTTCAGGCGCAGTGCCTTCACCGTCGTGTCGGCGTCGTCCACCAGGACCTTGAAGCTGGCCACCCGCTGGGCGAGGGGCGGCGTCGTCGATGCGGCCGGATCCTTGGCAGCGGCCTCGGTTTTGTCGGCTGCATCGGCCGCCGGCTTGTCGCCGGGGAAGTCAGCGCCTTCCGGCTTTGCTTCGGCGGCGCCCGGCAGGTTGTCGCCCCCCAACGCCGCGTCCAGTTCACCCGCTTGGGCCTTCTGATCGGTGTTACTGGCCGTGAATCCCTCCGACGCAGCGCCGGCGCCGCGAGAGGCCGCCAAGCGTTCGGTCAGGCTCGTGTTGGAGACGAGGGCTGGGCTGCTCGGCTTGGGGAACATCTCCTCGACCGTGACCTCGCCGTTCTTGAGGGCGGCGAACATGCCGCGCAGGACGGGGATGTGATCGAGCTTGATGTCCTCGATCCCAGCCAGGCCGACGGCGGTGAAGATCTGCTCGGGCGTGACGCCGAACGTCGCCATGGCCTTGATCGCGCGCTCGCGGGTCTCGCCGAGCGTCTGAATGTCGCCAGCGATGAGGCTCTGGACCGCGTTGTAAGCGCCGCGCCAGAGAGCCTTGGGCACGCCGCCGAGGATGGCGTTGCGTAGAGCGATCGAACCGGCGGCATTGCCGGTCATGATGATCATGTCGTCGTTGTAGATTTTGCCGTTCGACCCAACGATCCGCCGACGCGTCTCCGACCTGGTCGCCGTGTTGGTCTCCAGGTCGTGGAAGATGCCCTCAGCGATCACGACCTTCTCGGTCCGGTCCACGGCGATGACGCGCGAAGCTGAACGGTTGTTGCCGTACTGGGACTTCACCACCTCGGCGAAGCGGATCGACGGCCCCTTGATCGGCTTCCCGCCGCGAGGGAGCGCGAACATGCACTCCTCGGCCGTTTCCTCGTCCAGGGTGACGAGCGACTTGATGTTCCCCGCAACCCGCGTGAGCTGGCGGGGATAGCGGCGGGCGGTGGCGATCTGCTGGTCGATCTCGACCCGGCCCATCTCCAGCGCCAGGGAGCCGTCAAGCTGGATAAGCTCGCCGGCCGTGACCGGCATATTGTCAGCTTCGTCAATGATTTCGGCGCGAGCGTTCATCTCGGCTCCTTAGGCGGCTAGGTGGGGGCGGAAGGGTTCGGTGACCTTGAGAAGCTCGAGCTGCTCGTCGATGCGCTCGCGGTCGTATTTCTTGAGGCCGATCATGCGGGCGTCGGATTGGACGCCGCCGGGACCTGGCCAGTTGTCGTTGGCGATGCAGGTGGCGAACCGGCGCATCATGGCCTCGACCTGCAGGCGACCCCGGAAGATGTCCTCGGGCTCGATGGTCACGGTCGCGACGCAATAGGGTGCCGTCTTCTCAACGAACACGAGCGTGAAGGACTTCATCTCGACGTTGAGGACGGCCTCAGCCGCCATGCCGACGAGCCCGCCCTGCATGTGGTAGCCGAAGTTCTTGAGGGCCTTTTGCAGAGCCTCGTCAGATACATCGACGCAGGTCTTCAGGTCGGAGAAGTCCCCGTCTGATTCCGTGATGTTGTCCGGGCGGCTCTTCAACCACAGGCCGGTCTCGCGGCTCTTGAAGATCAGCGAGCGCTCGACTGCGCCGTCCAGGATCCCGTTCTTCACGAGGGGGTTGGCGCCGAGGCTGCGGGCCATGCCGGTGATGGCGACCAGCTCTTCCTCGGTGATGATCGTGAGGCGGGCCTTGATCATCTCCGCGCGCCACTCCTTGGCCGCGGCCGTCCGCCAGTCGCTCCACTTGTCCGGCCGGACCACGAACTCGCGGTCAAAGCCTTTGCGGCCGAGGAAGATCAGGTGGTGCGCGGCGCGGCCGAGGCTGAAGTGCGGTCGGTCGCCTTGGTGCTTGAAGACCTTCTTCTGGACGCCATCGACGTCCTCGCAGATCCAGTTCGCTGGATTGAGTTGGCTCTGGTCATAGAAGTGAGCAGGGCTCTTCCACATCAGCTTCAGGCCGCTCGAGCTGATGCTCGGCGCGTCACAGGGCTGGCCGTGGTAGGCGTCCATCGACAGGTCGTAGACGCCGTTGTTGGTGATCAGCTCACCTGGGCCGATGGGAAGGCTGATCATAGGGAGATGACCCCCCAGCCCACTGCAGCAATGGCCGCCCCAGAGACCGCGCCAATTACCCAAGCCAGCTCGTGCAGCCAGGTGCCCTTCGATGCGAAGGCGTTGATGATGCTCACCCCTGCCAACGTGCAGCCGATGATCTGAAGCGCTGTCATCGGCGCCTCAGAACGTGATCGCGGTGTGCGGGATCTCGCCGGCCACGATGGCCATGACGATCTTCTTCGCCCGGTCCTCGCCGATCCCGCCGATTTCCATCATGGCGGCCTTAGCGGCGCCCATGACCAGGCCGCGATGCTCACGATCCCGCGCGCGCTTCTCGGCTGCCGCCTGCTCCGCCGCGGCCTCGTCAGCGATGCGCTTGGCCTCGGCCTCTCGGGCGCGTTCCTCGGCGGCGGCCTTGGCGATGCGCTCGTCCGCCTCCTGCTGGAGCCGCGCGACCTCCGCATCGTGCTTGCGCTTCTGCTCCGCCAATTCCTCGGCCGCCTTGCGCGCGGTCTCGGCCTGCGCGTCGGCGGCAGCCTTGGCTGTGGCCTCCTCGCGGGCGACCCGCTCTCGCTCCACTCGGTCGGCTTCGTCCTTGATCCGGCGGGCCTCAGCTTCCTCGGCGAGGCGCTGGCGTTCGGCCTCAGCTTCGGCTGCGGCGCGGGCATCGGCCTCCTCCTTGGCCTTGGCCTCAGCGGCGATACGATCAGCCTCTTCCTTGGCCCGGCGATCCGCGTCGGCCTGGCGCAAGCGCTCCAGCTCGGCGCGCTCCTCGGCCTCGCGGGCGAGCCGGGCGACGGCGGCCGTCAGCGTGGCCAGGGTGTTCTCCTGGTGGGAGAGAGCGGCGGCCTCGTACTCCTGGAACACCTCGGCGGAGATCTCGACGCCGGCGATGGTGTCCAGCCGCGCCTGCACAGTCTCGACCGTGTCCTCGATGCTGACCACGGCGGCGGCCTGCAGGCGGGTCATGACCCCCTTCACCCGCTCGACGCGCTCTTCCTCGGCGGTCTCCCAGTCGGTCAGCGGCTTACGAACAGCTACCTGGAGCGTCTCCAACCGCTCTTTGATCACCCGCCGCGAGGCGTTGACCTTGTCGGTGTTGGCTCGCCACTCCTCGGTTAGGCCGAGCCCGGCCTTGTCGATCGCGGTCTTGGCCTTGGCCACCTTCGCCGCAGCGCTTCGGATCTCGTCGCGGGCCTTCTTGGTCGAGACGTCCGGGGCGACGCCGTCGGTGAACGCCTTCACCTTCGCGTAGAACTCGTTGAACCGCTCGGGATCGGTCAGGACGGCTAACGCGGTGGCCGGCTCGCTGATGATCAGTGCATTGCCGGCCGCGTCGTCTACTTCGGCCTCGGCTTCGATGGTGGGGGCGTGGGCGTTCATTGCGTAGCCTCGATGTCGGGTGTTGGTGGGGGTTCGGGGTCAGCGCAGGGCTTGGAGGGCGCTGACCTTCAGGCCGCGCCGGCCGTGCTTCTGTTCACGGTCAATCCAGCCCTGAAGCTCTTCGTCCGAGAGAGCGAACTGCTCTACGGCCTGCGCGAACGTCATCCCGCCGGCCAGGATCCTGGCGACCACCTCGGCCTTCCGGCCGGGCGTCCAGCGCGTGAAGGACGCGCCACATGCGGGACAGGTGTTCACGACTTGCACCTCACCGCGGCGAGCATCTGCGCCGTAGCGTGGGTGTCCTCGGCCAGCCGGCGGGCGATCTCCCGAACGCCGACGGCGAACACTTCGCCACCGTCGGAGATCTCGGCTGCCAGGCGCGCGACGTCGGCGAGGGCCTTGTCGAGTTCGGTGACCAGCTCGTTCGCCAGGGCGCGAGCTTCGGCCTGATGGTGGCGGATCCGGTCGGCCACGGTCCGGGGATCGGATCCGCCTGGCACGACGGAGAGCCGGGGCTTGATGGGGGTTCCCATCAGCTCACTCCCTCGCCAGCGTTGGGCCGGTAGCCTTCGCCGCCCTTCTTTCCGGCCGACGCGGCGAGCGCGCGGTCCTTGGCGAAGCTGCGCTTGTCGGCCGGCACGCTCGCGCCGCCCTTGGCAGCGATCTCCCGGCGCCGTTCCGGAGACATCGCAGCGAAACCGCGACGGGACTTGGCTTGCATGGTGGTGGTCAAAGGAGAGCCTCCTGGCTGTCGGTGAAGGAGAGGCGCATCGCCTCGGTCAGTTGGTTCGCGCAGGCCTTGGCGTTCTCGACGTCCCGAGGGCGTGCGTTCATGTCGTTGGAGATCGCGACGTGGCGGGCCAAAGCCGCGGCACAGGCGCTCTTGCTCAGCCGCTGGCCTGAGGAGGCGACAACCCAGCCCTGGCCGACCCCGTAGGCACGTGGCGAAAGGCGGCTCATGTCGGCTGCCCAAAGAGCGCTCGCATGAGAAGGTCGGTCCAGAAGTAGAGGCCGCCCAGAACCACGCCGATGTCGAAGATCAGGGCTGGCCCACGTCGGACCGCGTAGGAGATCAGCCGGTTCATGACTGGCGCTCCACGAAAGAGCGGACCGCGCCCGAGATCACGGCGCCGCCAAGGCACACTCCGAGCGCCCAGACGGGGCGTCCGTCGTTCAGCAACGAGGCGGCGGGAACCAACCAGCCGAAGTCGAAGAAGCTGAAACGGTCGCGAACGATGAAGCGAAGGGCTCGCATCAAACGGCCTCCGGCTTCGCGACGGCAGCAAGCTGAGCGCGGGCGACTTCAAGGCTCTGTTCCGCCTTGCGCACGGCGTTTGCAGCGGCCTCATGCGCAGCCGCAGCGACGATGGCGGCCATGTCCGCCGGAATCGGCAAGCCAATGCGCTTGCAGGATGCGACGAGGTTGACGACGTTCACCCGCCGGCCAGCGCGATGATCCGAGAACTCCTTCTCGATCTGGCTGGCGGCGATTGCGACGGCAGCTTCGCGAGACGTGGCCGGCACAAAGTGGCCGCTTCGTCCCTCTATCGACCACGACGTCAACGTGCCGCCGCGCAGTGAGCCCACCAGGGAGATCAGCCGCAAAGAACTGTAGGAACGCTCATCCTGGGCGGCCTCGGACAGGTCCTGGACATAGAACTTGTCGTCGTACTCGCGTGTGACGGCGTGGGTGATCTTGCCAGAAAGGAAGTTGTCCAGCGTCTCGAGATGCCCGTGCTGGGCGATGTGAGCACGGCGATCCAGCTGGGCACGCTCAAGGTCCATGGCCTCGGCGCGCAGTGCAAACACCTTCGCCCGGAGGTCGGCCTCAGCGGTGCGCAACTCGGCGATTACCGGAGAGATTTTGTCAGCCGGCTCCTCCCGCGACACCCGAGCAACGAGGATGGGCTTGCCGGGCCAGCCGCCCTCGTCGCTCTCGATGATGGGGCGGACGATAAAGCCGTCCGGCGCCGAGGCTACGAAGCCCGCAATCCGGCCGTCTTCGAGGTAGACCTCGTCTCCGGGGTTGAGAGTGACCTTCTGCGCCATCAGGCGTGCTCCAGCTGGGCGAGCGCCGCTTCGAGCTTGGCGATCACCGGATCGAGGTGGGTGGCGAGGTAGTCGGCCGTCTCGGCGCTCAGCGTTTCGAGGCGGGGCTCGGCAGTGGCCGGGTCCAGGATGCAGGCGCTCTCGGTCAGCTCGGCGCGGTCGGTCTTGAGAAGCTCGAGAGCGAGCGCCCCTGCGTCGGTGAGGGCGTCGCAGATCTCTTCAAGGTCGGCGACGTACCGCTCGGTGGCGCTCGGCCAAGCATGCCGCTCGGCGTTAGAAGGCTCGACCAAATGGACGCCATACGGTCGCGAGCCGTCAGCGTTGCAGGGCGGCGTGTGCTGGTCATGACCGCCGCAGTGGGAGCAGGGGCCGGCCATCAGTCCCATCCCCGGCAGCCGCAGTAGAAGCTGTCGAACTCGTCCGGCGCGCGCTGGCGGAACTCGGCGCAGGCGTACCGGCCCTGGTGAGGGGCGGTCGGGCCGTGGGCGACACGGTATTTGCCGCAACCGGGGTTGCCGCACTGCTCTTCGGCTTTCTCAGAGCCCGGGCCCCAGTACTGGAAGAACGGGATGTCCTTGAACCCAGGCGCCGTGCCGTCCGAGGGACAGGTCCGGCCGCAGGTGCAGCGCGCCAAGCGACCAGCCAGCAATCCCTGCTCGCGAGCCATGGCAGTGGTGATGTAGGGCGCCGGCATCACAGCGCCTCCGGCCGGCCGAGCGCCGCCAGATCGGAAGCGACCAGAAGGAAATCCGCGCGGGCATGCAGGGCGCAGACCTCAAGCCGCTTCTGGAATGCGAGTTCGTCCAGTTCGAGGTATTCGGCCTGGGTCTTCTTCTGGAGGGCGTCGTAGTGAGCCGCGCCGGCCAGATCGCCGTCACGGCGCCGACCGGCAGCCCTCCCGGCATACTCGGCCTCAACGACCATCAGCTCGTCGGCGCGCTGCTGAAGGTCAGCAGCCTCAAGCCGCAGGACCGAAGCGCGATCCTCGGCTTCAGCGTCGAGCCGAACCACGGGCGCCGGCTTGGCGGTCCGGTAGTTGCTGAGTTGGATGACCACGCCCATCACGCCGCCTCCTCAAAAGGAGCCCGGCCCGTGTAGGCGCCCGACAGCGACCGGCGCGCCGCGCGCTCAGCGCAGACACGTTCGCCGACCGCCTTGGTCAGGGCGTCAAACGGCTTCCGACGGTCGCGGTTTAGCCAGGCGCCCCACAGCTCGGAGACCTCGGTATCGGTGAAGGTGGAGAGGTCCTCGGGAGCGCTTTCAACCTGCAGGTCCGCTTCGTAGGCGCGCAGCAGGTCGGCGTCGAAGACGTAGGGCCGACCAGCGACCAAACGTTCGCCGGGGCGAAGCTTAGGGGCGGCGGGGGAAGGGATCTGGAACACGTCGTCTCTCCGGGTGTGGAGAGAACTTACCGTGAGTAAGATTTAGGTCGCAAGTGAAATCTTACAGATCGTAAGACATTAACGCAGGCGACCGCTTCTGACGCCGACGCATGTTTCCCTCGTCATCGACCGGCGCGCGGACAGCCGGACGACAGAAGAGCATCCAGGGGGAGCCAGTTAGTGGGATTGCGTACGGTTTATTGCGTTCAGAGTTTCGCGCGAAAGGCAGGGGCCTTGTGGGCGAAGCCGATTAGGCAGTTCGGCTCGGAGGGCGAAGCTGTTGCGGCTGGTAGCGACATGAGGGGCCACATCGTCGGAGCAATCGTGTTCAGCATCGAGGGATGCCCGACGACCGGCTACTGGTCGGAGCCTACCGTGCTCGCCAGGCTCGGCGCAGCACCCTGCCAGATCTCAGCTTAGAGCCGGGAAGCCCGCCGATTGTGGCGGGCTTGTTCCCGGGCGCAGTTAAGGGTGCTGGGTTTGGCCAGTCGGCCAAACGTCCGCGCATGTCGCGTAGACGCGCTTCACTGCTGCCGGGTCACCGTTCGACCCGAGAACGACGTCCACCGGTACGAAATTGAAGTCCATCACGCGAAGGACGATCGCCTTTGCGGGTGCCAATTGAGCAGCCAGGTCGTCTACCGACATCCCGAGCGTACTTGGGGCACCTCCGAAAGTGGGCACACGTTCCAGGGAAGCGCGCGACATCTTCACTGCTTGGCTGCGGCCGTACATCCACACGTCTTCGCGAGCTGGACCGCCATCCACTCGGATAACCACTTTTCGGCTGCCTGCGGAGGGTCCGACGAATGGAAGTGCAGGAATAACGGCCGCATATACGCTGCCCGGCCCATTCGCATCGCACTTGAAGACGACCGATCCGGCGGCGTCATTGCCGAGCGTCGCGAAGCCACGGCGGGCGTCGGTAATGGGGTCTGTGGTCTCGGAGTAGACCCAACCGACAGTCGGCTCAGCGCTTGGCGCCGAGGACGGCAAGGCCGTCAGGGCGAGCGCGGCGGACAGGACTGCGACTTTCATTCTTCCCCCGGAGGCCAGTTTAACCGGCGCGACGTCGAATGATCGTTTCCATGATCTCGACGGCTTCTTCCTGGATGGCTTCTGGCGCGGTCGCGAGAAGCTCAATCGCGCGGGTTTGCGCGGCAGAGCGACCAAACGGGGTCTCTTCGCCCGATAGTAACCAAACCCAGTTGACCTTGAACTTGCGCCCGAACTGGGCCGCGCGGGTGTGGTCGAGCGGGATGTTCTTTTTGCCGTCACCTGGCTCGCGCTCATAGGCGCTGTAGGTGTTCTCGTTCATGCCGAGCGATTCAGCGGCGGCACGCGCTGTAGTCGCCGAGCCGCTTTGCCGTTGCCAGTAGAGCCGGGCCCACCTCAGGCGTTCCCACGGGTTCTTCAGCTCTGACCATGCGCTGTCCATCGCCGTGATCTTACAGTTCGTAATCTCACGCGGAGTAAGAACGCGCTTGCGCTGAAATCTTACCATGAGTAAGGTTTGGCCATGACCGCTACCGATTACATCGACGCGAAGGGGGGACCCGCAGTCGTCGCCCGTCTCACCGGCTACAAGCCGGGTGCGGTCGCGCTCTGGCGTCATCGCAATAAGCTACCGAGGACGGCGTGGCCTGAAATCCTCGAAGCCTTCCCCGAGACGACCATCGCCGAGCTCAAGGCCATCGAGGCGGCTTCATTGTCGCGAGCGGCCTGATCGATGGGACCCGGGGGCCTCACCGACATTCGAACACACGCGCCCACGCCCCCCCCGACTGAGGCGCGTGCGACGGGAGGCGTCTCGAAGGGCGCCTCCCGTCTTTCCATTCAACCGCGTGCGGGTGGCTCTCCAGGCCTGCGTAAGCACCCGTCAGCCGGGACTGCCCAGCAATGGCAGGGCGGTGAGCGCTCTCACCGCCCTGCTGAGCATTCCACTTCACCGGTTCGGCCGTGCGGGACCGTGGAGAGGGGAGGCGGCGGATCCTGGGGTTTGGCGCGCCGTCTCCCCTTCAGTTTTAGCCGGGCGATGAGCCCTGGCGTCTGGCCTGCGCATACCCAGCGCACGCCAAAAGTATCGGACCGCCAGGCGTTCCCGCGCCTTGCAGGTCGTGACGTCGCGGCCCTGACCGCTTTCCCAGCAAAGCAGGGCCGCCTCAAAGCTCCCGTTGTCCCAGCTCCTTTCCATGTGACGCGCCTCCAGGGCGCAACCGCCCGTCCAGGTCCCCAGCAATGACCTATGCGGAGCGCAGTTTCATGGGGAGAGATTCCCACACTTCTATCGACGGCTTGGCTGAGCGCCCCCGTGACCGGCTCGGCCGCTTCCTGCGCCGCCGCTACCGGGGCCAGACCAAGGCCCTCGCTCACGACATGAACTCGACGGTGAAGGCCGCCGAGAACGTCATGAACGGCCACTGGCCGAACGACCTGCACCTGGCCGCGATCTACCGGCGCTTCGGTGAGGACCTGCTCAACGCAGTCCTTCGGCCGGAGATCGAGCCCGTCCTGGCTGAACTTTCACAACAAGAACGAGACCTGGAGGAGGCGCTTGAACTGGTTCGCGCGCACCGCCGCCAGGCTGAGGGCGGTCGCCACGGCGACCCGCGTCCTTCGCCTTCGGCGCCGACTGAAAAGGGAGGCGAGCGCGCGCCCCAAGGGTGAGCGCCCGTCCAAGAACATATCGTGATCGGCGCTCGCTCGAAGCGCGACCCGGCCACACCCAACCCCATAGGCCGCGGGGATGAGCGGTCTGGAAGAGGAGGGCGAAATGCCCCGATCCAAGATCGCAAATGAGAACTCGCCGACCAGCGGCGCGCCGAACGGAGATCGGCAGGAGTTGGTCGATCTGGTCGCCTACCACCTGGCACGCCTGGGCCCGAAGCAGATCTCGGTCGCTGCTATCAAGGCTGACGTCGACGAAGTGATCGCTGAGGCAAAGCAGCGCCTGTCGGAAGCCCAGCAACAGCTGACCGACATGTTCCTGGAAGCCAAGTCCGACACCCGGATCGAGCGCGATACATATGAGCGCGCCATCAAGGCTCAGCGGGCGGGCGCCCGAAAGGCTGCCAAGGACCGGGAGGTCTGGGACGTTGTCTGCGAGGCCGCAGGCATTCCCTTCCAGCTGGAACTCCTGGGCGACGGCGGCACGCCGACCCTAGCCAAGGATGAACTGGCCTGGGAGGCCGAGGGCTATCTCGCCGGCCGCCGCGGCGATGATGCGACGGCGCCGAAGGGCTGCACGGGCGACAACCTGCAGGCTTTCATGCGGGGCTATCACAAGGGCCAGGAAGAGAACGGCCTCCGCCTCGGCCGGGCTCAGAAGATCATCGAAGCCCGCGCGACGCCTCAGACCGACGCTCCGGTCAACCTCAACGAAGATGACGAGGACGAGGACGAGAAGCTCGACGACGCTGCGCGCAAGCTGAAGGCCAGCGGCTTCATGCAGCGTGGGGCTGACGATGCTGGCGCCGAAGCGGGCGCAGCCGCCTGATGCAAAACCCGGCCACGTCAGCAATCAAAGAGATCGGTCCGCACGAAGCGATCGCTTCTTATCTCGATGTGGCGTGGCCGGTGCATCTGCCCTGGACGCACTTCCCTGCGGGGGAGGAGCGCGTCTCCTACGAGCGTGTGAACCGGAAGACCGGTGAAACCTACCGCTATAGCCCCGCCGGTCAGCGCCTGAAGCGCATGGGGCTCAAGACCGGCTGGTTCGACTTTCAGTTCGTTCTGCCCAACGGCCAGTTCGCCTGCGCCGAAGTCAAACGCCCCAAAGGCGGCAAGCTCTCCGACGAGCAGATCGATCATCGCGCCAAACTGTTGGCGATCGGGGTCGCCCTGGCTGAGTGGCGCTCCCCTGAAGACGCCGAGAAGACCGTAACGCGCTGGCTCGCCGCCTTCGGCTTGAAGCCCCGCGCCACCCTCATGACCCGGAGCGACGCGTGAGCACCTCACAAGCGTGGGACGACGCGAACCCCAACGCGCCGCTGATCGGCCGCGCCTTCGCTGGCGCGCGGATCGCATGTGGCGCGGACTATGCCGAGACGCCCAGCGAGTATCCTCGGCAGGTTCGGGTTCTCGCCGCCGCCGCCCTTTTCCGGGGCCAGCTTATGACCGCCAAGGCCGCCGCGCGCGAATGCGCCGTCGGCCAGGGCAGCGGTCTCGCACCGACCCAGCTTGAGAAAGCGCACGTATCCGACGCCCTGATCCGCACGGTCGTCGCCTTTCTGGTCGATGGAAAGGTCCCGGCCGAGCCGCCTATTCAGGCGCCTGTCGCCGCAACTCCGCAGCCGCAAGTCGCGCGCGCCGCCAAGCCCCATCGTCTGCAAGTCAGCAGGTTCGCGAGCGCCGACATCGATCCCGCCCGGGTCCAGGACTTGCGCGCCGATCACCCCGCGCTGATCAAGGGCCACTCCATCTTCACCGACCAGGTCGTCGGCACGCATGGCAGCCCCCGCTTCCTGGTCTCGGGCCACAACAATCCGAAGCTTGGAAAGAAGGTCCTGAAGGGGCCGCGCACTGGCTGGCCGATCTTCCAACTCACCCTTGAGGAGCGGACCACCTGTCCGAGGTCCTGCCCAGTCTGGGCCGGCTGCTACGGCAACGCGATGCCCTACGCCCGGCGCCATCGCGTCGATGCAGAGTTCATGGGGGCACTGCGCAGCGAAGTCCTCACCGTCGCACGCCAGTACCCGGCCGGGCTGCTCATCCGCCTCCACACCCTCGGCGACTTCTTCTCGGTCGAATACGTGCTGCTCTGGGCCGAGCTGCTGGCCGAACTGCCTCAGCTCCACGTCTTCGGCTACACCGCTCGCCGCGAAGATGACGCGGATCCTGAGACGCAGAAGATCGCCAAGGCGGTCCGCATGCTCACGACCGGCATGTGGTCGCGGTTCGCAATCCGGACTTCGCACCCTGAGTTCGGGTCGCAACGATCGGTCGTCGTAGACGTCGCGCCGGACGTGCCCAATGTCATCGTCTGCCCGGCGCAGGTTGAGGCGACGGAGGCCTGCGCGACATGCGGCCTGTGCTGGGCGGAGCCTGCGCGCGGCAAGACAATCGCCTTCCTCAAGCACGGCATGAAGCGCGCGGGTCCGCGCTTCGCGACGGGCGGCATCCTTGCACCTGACCCGCTGGCCACGATGGGCGAGCAGGCTTCACCGACTGCCGCGCCGATGCCGGCCCCAGCGCGGGTGCGGGCTGAACCCATGCCGACGGAAGCCCCAGTAGCGGATGTGCCCAGGCGCCTCCCCGAACTGATCCCGGTCCCTACGTCGGAGATCCGGGGAGTGGTGGGCTCGATTGCGCCGAAAGCGGCCGTGATCCAACCGCCCCGGCCAATCGTGCGAGCCAAGGGCAGGGCGATGCCGCGAGGAACCCGCCTCGAGGATCTCGGGGGCGGCGTCCAGGTGATCCGCATGAAGTCCATCACACCGAAGGTGCTGCGCTGGGCGCGCTCCTACCGCGAGCAGGGCGTCGATCTCGACACCCTCGCTGACCTTTTCGACATCGACGCCGACACGCTCGGCAAAGCTTTGGAGGCCTGAGATGGGCTGGACCGACGAGCGCGTGGAACGCCTCAAAAAACTCTGGGCCGATGGCTTGTCCGGCGCCCAGATCGCCAAAGAGCTGGGCGGAACAACTCGGAACGGCGTGATCGGCAAGGTTCACCGGCTTGGTCTGGCCGACCGGTTGGCGCCTTCGAGCCCTGGTAAGCCGCCAGCCAAGGCCGCCCCGCGGCAACCGCGATCCATCCCATCTCCCCGCACGGCCGCGCCGAAGCTGAAGGTCATCCACGGGGCGGTCTTCGAGGAAGCCGAGCCACGGCCTGCGCGCGAGCAGGTTGCGAAGGTCGAGGAGGGCCCAGGCCTCGCCACTCTGCTCACCTTGGAGAGCCGGATGTGCAAGTGGCCCATCGGCGACCCGTCGACCGACGCCTTCACTTTCTGCGGTCGCCGCAAGGAAGAGGGCTCCTACTGCGTCGAGCACGCCCGCATCGCCTTCCAGCCGCACAAAGGCGGCAAGGAACGCGCCCAGCGAGAGCTGACCCGCAGCTTGCGGCGGTACTCATGAGCGACGAGATCAACGACAAGGCCGTCGCCGTCGTCTCCGAGGCCTGCGCCTCCGTGCCCCAGCAGCGCGCCATGGCCGCCGCGATCATGCGCGTCGCCGGCAATGCGCTCGAGCGCCTGGCCAGCGCCGAAGACGCCTTCATGACGCACACCCGGCTCGCACGCCGTCACCAGGAACGCATGACCCAGAAGAGGAACATGCGATGAAAGCCTGGGTCATTCCCATTGAGGCGGTACGGGCCACGGCGACCATCGCCGGCGCCCTAGTCCTCGCAAGGCTGGTCGGGGAGGGCGCGCACCTTCACCCCGACGCCACGGTTCAACTGCACGCCGACCTCGGCTTTGTCGCGACCGTCACCTACCTCGTGCAGCCCAAGGCGCCGAGGCAGTACGCCGCGACGATCCCCCTTGAGTGGGCTCCCCGGGAGAACCGGGCATGAGCTTCGACGTCCTGGACCTCTTCTGCTGCGAGGGCGGAGCCGCTGAAGGCTACCGTCAGGCCGGCGCCAACCGCATCGTTGGCGTCGATTGGAAACGGCAACGCCGGTACCGATACGGCTTCCTGCGGGCTGACATCACTGACCTTGATGTCCGCTTTCTACGTCAGTTCGACCTGATCCACGCTAGTCCCGGCTGCCAGTTCGGCACCGCGATGAACAACGACAAGTCGCGCCATCGGAACATGATCCCGGCGACGCGGAAGCTGCTCCAAGCCGCTGGCGTCCCCTACGTGATCGAGAACGTGAAGAAGGTCGCCGATGCCGGTCACCTGATCGACCCGGTCTATCTGACAGGTACGATGTTCGGCGATCACATGATCACCTCGACCGGCCGTCGCTACGTCCTGGAGCGGACGCGCTGCTTTGAGACGAGTTGGCCGCTCCAGGCGCCCACCGATCCTGGCGCCCAGGGCCATCCCATCGCCAACGTCATCGGTGGCCACATTCGGTGTCGCGACGCTGAACACCGGACCGGCAAGGGCACGGGACGGACCGTGGACTTCCCCGGCGAAAATCGGCCCGCGCTGGCCGCCCAGCTGATGGGCATGCCCTGGGCCACTATGGGCGGCATGTCGGAGGCGGTTCCGCCTTCCTTCACTCGCTACATCGGCCAGCAATTCGCACGCCACCTCAAGCAACAGGAGATGGCGGCATGACCGACGCCTATCGCGAGTTTCTCGAAGCCAAGGCCTGCCCGGCGCCTGCCACAGGCTTCCATGTCGAGCTGGACGAACTGCATCCCTGGCTGAAGCCGCATGCGCGGGCGATCGTGCAGTGGGGCCTTGCCGGCGGGTGCCGCGCCTTCTTCACCGCCTACGGGCTCCACAAGACGTCGATGCAGCTGGAGACCGTCCGCCAGGTCATCAAGCGCGAGGGCGGGCCCGGGCTCATCGTCGCGCCGCTCGGCGTGCGCCAGGAATTCTTCCACGACGCGCGAATGCTCGAAATGGACCTGCCGTTCATCCGGTCGGCATCGGAAATCCGTGACGGCCAGGTCCACCTCGTCAATTACGAGACGATCCGCGACGGCAAGATCGACCCGAAGATCTTCACCGGGGCGTCGCTCGACGAGGCCGACGTGTTGCGGAGCTACGGCTCGAAGACCTTCCAGGAGTTCTTGCCCGCCTTCGAGCCTGTGCCCTTCAAGTTCGTGGCGACGGCGACGCCCTCGCCCAACCGCTACAAGGAGCTGATCCACTACGCCGGGTTCCTGGGCGTGATGGACACCGGGCAGGCCCTGACCCGGTTCTTCCAGCGCAACAGCGAGAAGGCCAACGACCTCACCCTCTACCCGCACAAGGAAGAGGAGTTCTGGCTCTGGGTCGCATCGTGGGCCGTCTTCCTGCAGCGGCCGTCCGACCTGGGCTTCAGCGACGACGGCTACGAGCTGCCGGAGCTGACGGTCCGTTGGCACGAAGTCCAGGCGGAGATCCGCGACACCGGCGCCGAGAGCAACGGTCAGATGCGCCTGATCCGGGACGCGGCCGTGGGCGTTCAGGAAGCCGCCCGCGAGAAGCGCGACACCATGCCGGCCCGCATCGCCAAGATGAAGGAGCTGCGGGAAGCCGAGCCGGAGAACCACTTCCTGCTCTGGCACGACCTCGAGGACGAGCGCCGCGCGATCGAGGTGGCGATCCCCTCGGCCGTCAGCGTCTACGGGACGCAGGAGCTGGACGAGCGGGAAGCGGCCATCCTCGCTTTCAAGGAAGGTCAGATCACCGACCTCGCCGCGAAGCCGGTGATGCTCGGCGCCGGCGGCAACCTTCAAGCCCACTGCCACCGGGCCATCTTCGCCGGCATCGGCTTCAAGTTCCGCGACTTCGCGCAGGCGATCCACCGCATCCAGCGCTTCGGCCAGCGACATGGCGTGACCATCGACATCATCTTCGCCGAGACCGAGCGCGAGATCCGCCGGGAGTTCGAAGCGAAGTGGGAGCGCGACCGGGTCCAGCGCGAGCGGATGAGCGCCATCATCCGCCAATACGGCCTCGGCAAGATCGCGGCCGTGGAGACCATGCGCCGGTCCATTGGCGTGGAGCGCCAGGAGGCGAGCGGCGAGGGCTGGTCAGCTATCCGGAACGACTGCGTTGATGAGGTGAGGAACATGCCCGACAACAGCGTCGGGCTGATGGTCACCTCGATCCCCTTCGGAACCCAGTACGAGTACTGCGAGAGCTACAACGACTTCGGCCACAACGACGACAACGCCGGCTTCTTCCGGCAGATGGACCACCTGACGCCGGAGCTGCTGCGAACCTTGCAGCCCGGCCGGATCCTGGCCGTCCATGTCAAGGACCGGATCATATTCGGCGCCGTCAGCGGCCTGGGTTTCCCGACGGTCGAACCCTTCCACGCTGACTGCATCGCCCACTACACCCGGCACGGCTTCGCCCTGATCGCGGTGCGGCCCATCGAAACCGACGTCGTCCGCGAGAACAATCAGACCTACCGCCTCGGCTACTCCGAGATGCGCAAGGACTCGACGAAGATGGGCGCCGGCTCGCCGGAATACGTCCTCTTCTTCCGCAAGCCGCAGTCGGACCTAAGCCGCGGCTATGCCGACCTGCCGGTGACCAAATCGCTCGAAGAGTACAGCCTGGCGCGCTGGCAGATCGACGCCTCGGCCTATTGGCGCAGCAGCGGCGACCGCCTGCTGACGACGGCCGAGCTTGCCGCCATGCCGCCCCAGGTCCTGGCGCGCACCTTCAAGGCGCACTCAGCGCGGACGGTTTACGACCACGACGCGCACGTGGAGATCGCCGAGGCCCTGGCTGACCGCAAGGCTCTGCCGAAGACCTTCTCGGCGGTAGCCCTGGGCTCATCTGGCGGCGAGGTCTGGACCGACATTGTGCGGATGCGGACGCTCAACTCCGAGCAATCCCTTGGGGGGCGTGAGAAGCACGTCTGCCCGCTCCAGCTCGACGTCGTCGACCGGATCATCCGGTTCTACTCGAACAAGGGCGACCTCGTGTTCGACCCCTTTGCCGGCCTGTTCACCGTGCCGGTCCGCGCTCTCATGCTCGGGCGCCGGGGAATGGGGACTGAGCTGCACGAACCCTACTGGCGCGACGGCGTCAGATACATGCGGTCGGCTGAGCTGGAAGCGAACGCGCCCACGCTCTTCGACTTCATGGACGAGGAGGCGGCCTGATGAACGCGCCAGCCTCCCTGGACCTGCGCCCCGCCAATCAGGAGGAGCGCCATCCGCCGGCCAACATCGAGGCGGAGCAGGCGATCCTTGGATCGGTCCTCTACGACAACGACGCCTTCCATCGGGTGGACGGGCTCAAGGGCGATCACTTCTATGAGCCATTCCACGGCCGCCTCTGGCAGGTGGTCTCCGAACGGATGGGGCGCGGCGTCGCTGTCGATCCGGTCCTGCTGGACGAGCGCTTCAAGGACGACGGCGCATACCGTGAACTTGGCGGCATCAGGTACTTGGCCGATCTGGTTGACCGCGCGCCCCCGTCCAGCTCGGCGCCCGCCTATGCAGACGAGATCATCGACATCGCGCTTCGCCGCGAGGTGATGAGGATCGGCGCAGACGCGATCGAGGCGGCCGACAAGGATCAGGAGCAGAGCGGGCGGGAAATCGCCGAAGGCGTTGAGCTCCAGCTTTTCGCCCTGGGTGAAACATCCGTACGGCAGGGGTTCCGAGCCTTCGGGGACTATCTGACCGAGGCGGTTCAGACCGCGGCCGAGGCCTTCCAGCGCGACGGCAACCTGTCGGGCATCTCAACCGGTCTCATCGACCTCGACCGCAAGCTGGGCGGCATGCATCCCTCCGACCTGCTGATCCTCGCGGCTCGCCCGTCGATGGGCAAAACGGCGCTCGCCTGCAACGTCGCCTTCGACGCAGCCAAGCACTACGCCTTCGAGGTTCAGCCTGACGGCGAGAAGAAGACCGTAGCTGGCGGGGTCGTCGCCTTCTTCTCCCTGGAGATGTCCGGCGAGCAGCTGGCTATGCGGATCCTGGCCGAGGCGTCGGGCGTCTCAGGCGACAAGATCCGCAAGGGCGAGATCGACGCCAATGAGTTTGGCCGGATCCGCGACGCCGCAGAGCTGATCAACACCCTTCCGCTCCACATAGATGACACTGCCGGCCTGTCGATTGGCAAGCTCGCCGCCCGCGCGCGGCGCCTGAAGCGCACGGTCGGCCTCGACCTGATCGTGGTGGACTACCTGCAGCTTCTCCGCGGTAACCGCATCTACAAGGGCGGCGAGAGGGTCCAGGAAGTCAGCGAGATCACGGTCGGGCTGAAGGGCTTGGCCAAAGACCTCGGTGTGCCCGTCCTGGCGCTGTCCCAACTCTCGCGCCAGGTCGAGAACCGCGAGAACAAGCGGCCCCAGCTCTCCGACCTTCGGGAATCCGGCTCCATCGAGCAGGACGCCGACATGGTGATGTTCCTCTACCGGGAGGAATACTACGTCGGCCGCAACGAGCCGGCCGCCGACACCCCAGAACACCAACGCTGGCAGGACGAGATGTACGCCTGCCGAGGGAAGGCAGAGGCGATCATCGCCAAGCAGCGGCACGGGCCCATCGGCACCGTCCACCTCGCCTTCAATGCCGACACAACCAAGTTCGGAAATCTCGCGCGGAACGAGCTGCACGGGACCACCCAACTGCCTTATGGGGATGACGACTGATGGCCCGGCTTCCGAAGCCACTCACGCCGGCTGACTGCAATTTGCGCGGTCTGCCTTACATGCCGCTGCACGGCGATCGGCTGATCGACAGCGACCTCTTCTTCATGACGAACGGGGAGGAGTTCAAGGCTGCCTTGGCGCTCTGGTGGGCGTCCTGGAAGCAGACGCCGGCCGCATCCTTGCCGACGGAACCCAGGGTCCTCGCCGGGCTCGCGCGTGTCGCCGATCTCGAAAAGTGGGAACGCGTTCGCGAGATGGCGCTGCATGGTTGGGTGCTTTGCTCGGACGGTCGCTACTACCATCCGGTGATCGCCGAGCTGGCCATGACCGCCTGGGAGGAGCGCCAGGAGCATCAGCAGAATAAGGAATCGGAGACCGAGAGGAAACGGCGGGAACGCGAGGAAAGAAAAGGGCTATTTGCGGCGCTCAAGGCGGCGGGCATCCACCTCGCTTGGAACACATCACTCTCAGAATTGCGGGCGAAGGCGTCCGAAATTGGGGCGGAGATTGTCCCGGACCTGTCCGCCGGACAGGTGGCGGACGGTCCGGCACCTGTCACGGCTATAGAAGGGACAGGGAAGGGTAAGAAGAAGGGATCTTCTCTCTCCGCCAGCGAGCCGGCGGGAGCGAGAGCGCCGAAGAGGCAACCTGAAGAACAGATCCCGGATGACTTTCCTGGGGCACCCGACTTAGCGCTCGCAGAGGGCTGGGTGGATGCGGCCGCGGTCGAGCTGAGCGTTGGCCAGCAGGCGAAGCGCTTCCGAAACCACGCCGCCACCAAGGACCGACGTGAGCGCAACTGGCCGGCCGCGTGGCGCCAATGGATCGACATCGAGATCGACCGATCCCCTCCAGCGAAGGCCAAGCCGGAGACGGTGGCACCTCCAGCGTGGAACGGCCCGGCTGACGTCATGAAGATCGTCGAGACCGCGATGACCGGCGCCAAAGCCCGCAGCTACCTGGGGCGCTGCACATGGCAGGAGGTCCCCTTCCGTGCCGTCATTGCACCGAACGCCTTCGTTGCAGAGCAGATCATCGCTGACGCCGGCGCAGGCCTCGCCGCCGAGGATGTCCAGGTCCTGGCCCGCGAGCAGGTGAGGGCGGCGTGAGCGATCAGCCAACCATCGCGCCAACGGCATCGCCGAAGGTGCCGATCCGGTCGGGCGAGATCCGTCAGGCCATGCTGAAGCGCTGGTGCGCGCCTGAATACGCCATCATGTGGGAGGTCGCGCCAGCGACGGGCCACGCAACCGGGCGGACCCGCTACGCCGACGCCGTGATCATGTCGCTCTGGCCCTCGCGCGGCCTGGACCTGCATGGCGTGGAGATCAAGATCAGCCGGGCAGACTGGCGCCGCGAGGCTGCCGATCCGACCAAGGCCGAACGCATTGCCGCCTATTGCGACTTCTGGTGGGTGCACGTCGCGCCTGGCGTCATCCAGGACCTGTCGGAGGTCCCAACCGCTTGGGGCGTCCGGGTGTTCGACGGGAAGGCTTGGCGCACCTTGCGCGAGGCGACCAGGACCGAAGCCAAGGTCTGCGACCGTGGGTTTCTCGCCGCGCTACTGCGACGCGCCGACGAGGTCCAGCGCGCCGGCGTCCGGGAGGCCGCAGACGCGATGATTCAGGCGGATCGCGAAGCCTACGAGAAGCGGGTGGCGCAGGCGGTCGAGAGCCGGACCCGCCACAACACCAAGGCAGTCGCCCAGGTCGAAGCGTTCGAGGCGGCCTCGGGCCTATCGCTCAACGAGTGGACCGGCACGTCAGACGCGGCGGAGATCGGAAGGCTGGTGAAGGCCATACGTGCGTCGGGACTGCAAAACTCGTGGGACGGCTTGCAGCACCTCCGCGATGTGGCGGCGAGCATCGTTTCGCGGATCGAAACGTCAATGGATGCCGCCGGTTACCCCCTCGACCCAATCAAGCCCAAAGCGAAGGGACGCCTGGTATGAGGGGGGCATCGAAAGCCTGCCGCACCTGCTGGTTCTCTGGCATGGAGCCCACGAGCGAGGCGGCCGCCTACTCGAGATCGACGCCATTCCGTTGGACCTGCGCGCTCGACCGCCGGCCAGCCAACCCGCCGTACGTCTGCGCCGCCCACGCCCCTGATCAGGAGCGCGCGCCGACATCGCGTGAGATCTCCATCGCCAGGGAGTTTGCATGACCTCGAGCGCACACCGTGTGCTGTCCCATTCTGCAGCCGTTCGCTCAAGGGGCGTTGGACCTGGTGGCTTTGTGCCGAACACAAGCGGGCTGCCCCGATGTGGGCCAAGGCCCGCCATCGACGCCTGAAAGCTTACTTCCGCAAGCGCGGCGAAATCGGCATCGGCAAGCGCAGCTGGTGGTGCACGTCCGAACGGGCCACGCGGGTCATGGACGCTGCTGGCCGCGAGATCATCCGGACGGCGATAGCGCGGGCGAGTGGCCTATGACCGGCCCGATCCGCCCCAAGCCAGCAGCCGGCGAAGTGATGCAGGCCAGCTTCGACCGTAGCGCGGCCGAGAAGGAACAGGCCGCGGCCATGCTGGTGTTCGAGGCCGCCGTGTTGAGGGGCGATCCTGCCCGCTTGGCATTGGCGACTGAGGCTGCCCACGCCGCATTGCAGAACCATCTCGACGCCATCGCGTCGAGCGTAGCCGTAACCCGCCGTTCGCTGGGGATTTAGCGTTGAGCACGATGATCGAAACCGAAGTCGAAGCCGCCGGAGCTGGGCTTATCCTGGTCGCCGGGTTGCCAATGGTTAGCCCCACGCCGAAGCCAGAACTCACGGACGAACTCTGGTCAGATCTCCTGTTGATCCAGGCCGGAGATGGCGTCGACACAGACGACGTCGCAGCGTTCATCACCCGCGCCGAGGCTCACATGGGGACCACGGACATGCATCGGATCGACGCCAAGGTGGCGGCCGGCATGATGACCTCTGACGAGGCCGAGGGCGCCCGCCGGTCGATCCGATCCAGGATCTCTGCGGAGAAGCGACGCCAAATGCTGGACGGAAGCCGGCAGGCGGCTTGCGTGGGGTCGTCGCTCCGCGCCCCAGACTTCGTCGACGCCATCGCCAGCGCCGAGGGCAAGCTGCAAGCGGCCCAAAAGGAGCTTGAGCAGTTGCAGGGCGGGAACCTGAAGAAGAACCGCAAGGAGATCCGGAGGGTGGAAAATCGCGTGCGTGGCCTGGCGGAGAAGTTGGCCGGGATCAAAGGCCAGGAGCAGCTCACCTATGACATCCTAGGCGAGGCGAGAGATCCATTGCTTCGTGCGATAGCACGCGGCCAGACCATGCAGGCGCGAGAGGCGGAGACCGCGGAGGTCAAGCGTGACCGGTTCGGCGCCAAGGTCATCCACCGCCGAGGCGAGAAGCGGGGGCAGGCGGTGTTCAAGTACGACCGTGCCGTCCGCATCAAGAACCTCACCGGCATCGAGCACGCCTTGCACTCCGGCCACCTCCGCGCGATCCGAGGGGCCATGGCCGAAGAACATCTAGTGCGGATCGGAGAGGAATACGGCGCGGCCTATGAGATCATCGAGGGTCTCGCCTCTCGTGCGGGGGAGGGCGGAGGCGGTTTCAAGCCGAAGGCTCCCCTGCCGCGCGCCATCGAAGCTGGCGAGACCCTGGCCGACATGCGGAAGGGGTTGAATGCGCGCCAACGCAAGGTGCTCGACCTCGTATGCGGCGAGAGCCTGCGGGCCCGCGAGGCGGCGACGGCTATGGGGGCAGGATTCCCTGCGACCGTCCGCGCCCTGGTCGGCGGGTTGAAGGCAGCCGAGACGAGCCGACTGGCGGAGAGGGAGCGGCGGGAGCAGAATGGCGCCGTGCCGATCGGCGCTCGGGTGCAGATGGCGAACGCGATGTTGCGGGGGGTGAGGGCGTGACGGTTGCTGAGTTAATCGACAAGCTGCCGGCGGAAGTTTCCACGACAACGGTTAGGTCTTGGTCCAGCTCTCGCCGGCCAGCAGTAGAGATCTCGATCCGCCTTCCCGGCGGTGACGAGTCGTTGCTTATCGCGCGCACCATAGGCGATCCGGAGCCGACCGATCTGCCTGAGCCGTACACGCCCGGAAGCACGATAGATGACGGGCTTCTGCAAATGGTGGGCGAGGCATCTACCCTGCACGCGGACGTTACAGTCGGCGAAAAGCTGCCCTTGAGGATGGCCCTCCCTCAGGAAGGCCGGGTCGCCGACTTCACCGTCGAAGTGCTCTCGATCATGGCAGGCCAACCCGAACCGGCCGACGTGACCGTGGTAGTGCGTGTCGAGGGACGCACCGTGTTTCGATACATTCCTCAATGACCCCCGCCCTGAAAGCCATGGTCGAGGCGATGGGGCGCGAGTTCCTGCGCCAAACGGAAGAGAGCGATGAAGCCCCCGTTTGCCAGTTCGAGGCTCAGGCGCTCCGCGTAACCGACGTCTATGGCGGAAGCTTCGACCTGGAGAAGGTCGCTCGGGCTGGGCTAGAGGCGATCAAGGTCTTACCGGACGCAACTCTCGATGCGGCGAAGTGGAAAACCGACCTCTTCCCGGCTCAGATCGATCAGGCCATGCAAGCGGCCGTCCACTCCATCCTGGAAGAGAAGCCATGACCGGCCACGTCACCATCGAACAAAGCCAGCTTGGCGAGGAGCGCTGGGCGGTCATCATCACGAGACCGGAGGCGTTGCTCCCTCGAACGCTCTGGGGTCGCTTCCCGACCCAGGCGCAGGCGGTGAGTGCGGCGGAGGCCGCGCGTGCCTATCTCGCGAACCCGAAGATCCAGAACGAGTGCGCAGAGCAGCCACTACCTGACCAAGAGGCGTGACGGGGACGGAGTTACGGCCCGGCTGGAAGGGACGTCGACGCCAATACTGGCGAAGTGTGACGTCTTATGGCTAAGCTCAAGTCAGCGGCGAGAGAAGACCAACTACATGCCGCATCTGGGGAAGAATGGACCGTCAACTCGTGATGCTGCTCGCGCAGCTTGATCGGCTGCAGCTGTTTTATCCGAGGGTTGAGGGCCGAGCGACGTTCCTGTTTGCCGTGGTCCTGGCGCAACTCGGTATCCTCGCGGCCAACTTTCCGTTGAAGGATCCGATCTCCTTCTCCGGCTTCCTCGCTGGCTTTACGGTGCTGCTGCATGCGCTCTGCATCTGGCGGATCTATGGCACGCTGTTTCCCCACTTGGATCCAGCGCCGAGATCTTCGCTGGTCTATTTCGGGGACGTGGCGAAGCTAGACGAGTTGACCTATTGCCGGCGGATCAAAGCGATCAGTGACGTCGAACTGGTCGACGACGTCGCCTCTCAGGTCTGGCGGAACTCCGAAATTCTCGCTCTCAAGTTCTCACGCATGAAGCAGGCGTTTCAGGTAGCTGCTTTCGCCCTCGCGCCTTGGCTCTTCTTCTTGGCGACGGTCGCAATCAACAGCGGCGTCACGCCCAAGTTCACGGTGGGCTAGTCATGCCGTTGAAAGCCGATCTTAGTGCAGACGTTCAGGCATTGATCGACGGGGAGTGGGACACCCGCGATGGACGCGTCGTCCCCGATACTACGAGCGTCACGCTCGGCAATGATGGAGTTCGAATAGACGCCGTCGTTCTCTACGCCGACTTGGCCGATAGCACGATCATGGTCGACACGTACCCCGACTGGTTCGCTGCCGAGATGTACAAGTCCTTCTTAGTCTGTGCGGCGAAGATAATCCGATCCGAGGGTGGGACGATCACCTCCTACGACGGCGACCGGGTCATGGCCGTCTACATCGGGGACATGAGGTGCGATCGAGCCATTCGGTCGGCCCAAAAGATCAACTGGGCTGTTCTCAACATCATCAGGCCGAGGGTGGCGGCCAAGCACCCTCAATTGGGATTCGTTCTCAAGCATGTATGCGGGATCGACCAATCGACGCTCCTCGCAACGAAGACGGGCGCTCGGAACGACAATGACCTGGTGTGGGTGGGGCCAGCTGCGAACTATGCCGCAAAGCTCTCGGCGATGGACGATGCGTGGTCGACCTACACATCCTTCGACGTTTGGCAGGCTGCGAGTGATCGAGTCAGGTTGGTCGGCGGCCGCGGCGACGCCCTGTTTCGGGCGGTATACTGGCCAGGCCGCGGTGAGACCCTCATGATGAGGTCCAACAGCTATTGGTCGCTCGACTGACGTGCCTAGTCGGGCAGCCCCTGGGGCGGCAGCGCGCCCCTCAACATCATCTGAACCGCACATGCCAACGGCACCGGCACTGGCTTGGTCCGCGCCCGTTCATGCCTGCGTATGACTTGCCCAGCGTCCTGCTCGGGCGACCAACCCATTGCGCGGCCTAGCTCCGAGGCCTGAACCGGCCGTTTCAGCCGCCACATGCGGCCGAGTTCAACTCTTGCCTTGCGGAGGTCGTCGCCGGTCATCGATCCGCCCCGTGCATTATCATTCAATCTGACCGATTATTGCCGGTGTTCGCCATTCATTCCAACAGGTCTCGCGCGCGCGCACGAGGACCCGCTTGCAGACCGTCCGGATTTCACGCATCAGATCGGTGCGCTTCCGATTTGCGCCCCAACAGACCCGCCCCGCAGCCACCCGGCCGGGGCGTTTTCATTCCCGCCGACCCCAAAGTCCGAGGATGCAGCCCAACCACCAAACGTGTTGGGCGGCGTCGCACAGATCGTTCAGGGCAGTCAGTAGGTCCATGCGGCGATTGTCTATCCGCGCTGAACCCTCTCAGCCGGCTGCCCATTCGGCCTAAGACCCGCTGCCGACCAATGCTAGGATCGCCACGATAACGCCGCCGAGGCCGGTCAGCGCGGAGATCCAGGCGAAAGCGATTTTGGACGTCTCATCGTCATGCTTATGGATCTTTGCCTGGAGTGCGGCGATCGCATCCCGCGTGAGCCGACTATCCCAGCGCCCATCGTCGCCGTCCCAAGCTTCTGCATCATCGTAGTCCGGGGTCTGGATCAGTTTGCGTTCGGCTTCCTCGAGCAGCCACTTGCTGCGATGGTTTTGGACGGCCTCATCTGCCAACCTCTCGTCGTGGATGGCTTCGGCGGAGAAGTCGGAATACTCCTGAGATAGATTTCCGTGCGCCGCCCGAATTTTCGCGATTTCCGCGCGATTTCGCCGCCGTAGATCGACGCGCTGCCGCTGCAGTCGCCGCATCGTCCACCAGTACTTCAACCATTCCATTTCCGGCCCCTCCCGAGAGCGAGCCGATACTACTCCGCCTGAAGAGGCGGGGGCGAGGGCGTTGGCGCGCCCTTCACCGCGAGCTGACACTCGCATGACCCCAGTCGGCCGCCCTGCGGCCACCCCGCCACCGCGTACGCGGCGGGATCTCCCTGGACCAAGTCATGCACAAACGCGACTCCGCTTCGGCCATCGTGCCGGCGACGAACACCGATGCCGACCTCGTGGTGGTCTACCGACCCCCGGCCGGCCTGACCCCATACGGGCAAAACGCCCGAACCCATTCGCCTGACCAGGTGCGCCAGATCCGCGCCAGCATCGAAGAGTTCGGCTTCACCAATCCGATCCTGCTCCGGGATGACGGGACGAGCATCGGCGCCGGCCACGGCCGCTGGCAAGCTTCGCTCCTCGATCCGCCGCTTGAACGCGTTCCCACGATCATCCTGCCAGGCCTCACCGAGGCGCAGTGGCGGGCCTACATCCTAGCCGACAACAAGATCGCCCTGAATGCGGGGTGGGACGAAGCCATGCTGGTCGCCGAGTTCGACGCCCTGGTCGGCATCAACTTCGATCTCGGCGTCCTCGGCTTCGACCAGACCGAGCTGGATGCGATCTACGCCAGGCACGACGCCGTCCAGACAGGGCTGATCCCCGATGACGACGCGCCGCCGGCGCCCGAGACGCCGACCTCCGACGTGGGCGACCTCTGGATCCTCGGCCGTCACCGCCTCCTGGTAGGCGACGCCACCTCGACCGACGATGTCGATCGCTTGATGGACGGCTCAGCCGCCGATCTGGTCTGGACGGATCCGCCCTACAACGTCGCCGTCTCCGGCGCGGCCGGGGAGATCCTGAACGACGATATGAGCGACGCGGCTTTCCGCTCGTTCCTGGACGACGTCTTCGCCGACTATTACCGGGTCATGCGGCCCGGCGCCGTCATCTACGTCGCCCACGCCGAAAGCGAACGCGCCAACTTCACCGCGGCCTACACAGGCGCTGGCCTCAAGCTTTCCCAGGTCCGTATCTGGGCCAAGCACAGCGCCACCCTGAGCCGCAACGACTACAACTGGCAGCACGAGCCGATCCTGTATGGCTGGAAGGAGGGCGCAGCCCACTTCTTCGCCGGTGACTTCACGCTGACGACCTTGATCCAGGACGACCTGGACCTGACCAAGCTGAAGAAGCCCGAACTGCTCGCGCTCGTCACCGAGATCCGCGCCGCCCTGACGTCGACCGTTATCCATCACGACCGGCCCAGCCGCAGCGAACTCCACCCCACCATGAAGCCCGTCGGCTTAGTCCAGGAGATGGTGGAGAACTCCAGCCGCCCCGGGGAGATCGTCCTCGACCTCTTCGGCGGAGCCGGGTCCACCCTTATCGCCAGCGAGAAGACCGGCCGCACCTGCAGGCTGATGGAGCTCGACCCCCGCTTCGCCGACGTCATCGTCCGCCGCTGGGAGCAATTCACCGGGCGCACCGCGCTCCTACAGGCCACCGGCCAGAGTTTCGACGAGGTCTCTGATGGAAGGCGCCGAGCAGAGGCGACCTAAGGACGAGGAGCTGGGGCCCCTCCTGGATCTGATCTGGGAGGGCAACAGCCTTCGAGGCGCCTGCCTGAAGTTGGGTTTGCACGTCCCTTCGACATCCGACTGGCTCCATTCGGACGACGATCGCCGCGAACAATACGCGCGTGCGCGCGAGGGACGCGCTGAGTTCTTGCAGGAAGACGCCCTGGCCATGAACCGGGCGGCGGCTACGGGCGCGGCGCAGAACGGGAAGAAGATCGATCCGTCGGGCGCACGCGGTTACCTCGAGGCGGCCAAGTGGGCGACGGCGCGGATGGCTCCGAAGACGGCGCCGGTTAAGCGTCACGAGATCGCCTATCTGAATTTGAGCCCCTCAGAACGCCGTGCTCGCATGGCGGAGATTGAGGCGCAGCTCGCGACGGAAGGGGAGGCGGAAGGGGGGCTGGACGAAGAATGACGTCCGCCCGCCGGCTGCTGGCTTCGACGGCGCCGCCCAGCGCGGCGCCCCAACACCGACCCAGGTTCGCGCGCCCTGGCTGCCGTGGCCAGGCGCATCGGCCTAACGCCTATCGGACAATCGCAGAGAGGGTGTCGCGAGACGCTCTTGAAGCCGAGCTGCTGGCGCTGAAGGAACTGGAGCTGGCCGACCGCCAGCGCGCCAAGGTCAAGCGCTTCGAAACCAAGATCCGCGAGCGGTGCAAATCCCTCTATGGGTTCATCGAAGAGTTCTGGAGTGTCGTCGAGCCCGGGACGCCCTTCGTGGGCGGATGGGCGATCAAGGCCATCTGCGATCACCTCGAGGCGGTCAGCCGCGGCGAGATCCAGAACCTCCTGATCAACGTCCCGCCTGGGATGATGAAATCGCTCACCGTGTCGGTCTTCTGGCCGGCCTGGGAGTGGGGACCGCTCGGCCGGCCCGACCTTCGGTACCTGACAACATCTTATTCCGAGGACAACGTCCTCCGCGACAGTCGCAAGACGAAGAAGATCATCGAGAGCGCCCAGTACCAGGCGCTTTGGGGCGAGGGCGACAGCCGCGAGCACTACGTCAAGCGCGGCTCGAAGTGGGGCGAGTTCCTCTTCGAGAACACGCAAGGCGGCGTTCGCGACTGTCGTCCCTTCGCCAGCCTCACCGGCGGCCGTGGTGATCGCTTCATCTGCGACGACCCGCACTCGACCTCCAGCGCCGAAAGCCCGGCGCAGCGGGCCAAGACGGTTAAAGACTACCGGGAAGGCGCCTCCGACCGCCTGAACGATCTGCGCCGCAGCGCGACGGTCGTGATCATGCAGCGCCTGCACGCGCAGGACGTCGCCGGCACGATCCTTGAGCTCGACGTCGGGTTCGTCCACCTCAACCTCCCGATGGAGTTTGAGACCGAGCAGACAGACAAGGCCGGGAAGGTGACCGGCGGCGCGTGCCGGACCTACATCGGCGGGCAGCTCTTCTTCCAGGATCCTCGGACAGAGGAAGGCGAACTGCTCTTTCCAGAGCGGTTCCCAGCCGCCGAGGTCGCCCGCCTCAAGAAGCTGAAGGGCGAATACGCCTGGGCCGGCCAGTACCAGCAGCGGCCAACGCCGCGCGAGGGCGGCCTGTTCAAGCGGGAATGGTTCGTCGGGAAGGTCGTGCGCCAGGCGCCGGCCGGCACGATCTGGGTCCGACATTGGGACCTTGCCGCGACCAAGAAGGAAACGGCGGCGCGTACCGCTGGCGTGAAGCTGGGGAAGACCCCGGACGGGCGCTACGTGGTTGGCCACGTCGTCACCACCCAAGATGAGGGCAACGCGGTTCGCCTCCTGATCCGCGCTACGGCGGAACTGGACGGCAAGTCGGTCAAGATCAGCCTGCCGCAGGATCCTGGCCAGGCCGGCAAGGTCCAGAAGCAAGACTACGTGGCAGGGCTCGCCGGTTGGGTTGTGAGAGCCGAGCCGGAGACCGGCGACAAGGTCACCCGCGCTGAGCCGTTCTCGGTCCAGTGCGAGGCAGGCAACGTCCTCCTCGTCGAGGGGGAGTGGAACACCGACTACCTCGACGAGCTGTGCTTGTTCCCAGCGGGCAAGTTCAAGGACCAGGTGGACGCCTCGTCCGGCGCCTTCGGCCAGCTCGTGAAGCCCCAACCTCAAGCCGCGCTGTTCGGTACGTACGGCACAACTACCTAGGAGCGCTCATGGCGACCATCGCACCCGCGCCCGACACGGTTAGTACCGACTATGCCGCCATGCTTCCTTACTGGGACATGGTCGAGAACATCCTCGAGGGCGCCGACGCCATGCGCCTGGCCGGCAAGACCTATCTGCCAAAGCCTCCGAACGAGACGGAGGCCGACTACGAGTACCGCCGCGGGAACGCCAAGTTCACGGGGGTCTACGCCGATATCGTCGATGGCCTGGCCGCCAAGCCGTTCGCCGAGAAGTGCGAAGTGGCCCCGGATAGCGCGTCGGACGTCATCATCGCGCTGACCGAGGATATCGACGGCCGCGGCAACAACCTGCACGTCTTCGCTGCGAACGCCTTCCACAGCGGCATCAACAACGCGATCGACTGGATCCTGGTCGATTTCACGAAGGCCAAGCCTGACCCGACCGGCCGGCCGCTGACCCAGGCCGAGGAATCGGCGCAGGGCCTCCGGCCGTACTGGGTTCACGTCCCGGCCAAGCGCATGCTGGCAGTCTACTCCGACACCATCGCCGGCAAGGAGCAGGTGGTCCACGCCCGGATCCGCGAGAACATCAAGCGGCGTGACGGCTACTCCGAGAAGCTCTTAGAGCGCGTGCGTATCTTCAACCGCGAGCCAGTCTTCGACACCGCGATCCCTGACAAGGTCGTGGCCTACCGCCCCGCCACATTCGAGCTCTGGGAGAAGGCTACGGGGGGCGAGGACTGGCATATCGTCGATGAGGGGCCGGTCTCCATTGGCGTGATTGCTCTCGTCCCGTTCATCACCGGGCGCCGGAAGGGCAGCTCCTGGCAGTTCATTCCGCCGATGAAGAACGTCGCCACCCTGCAGATCGAACACTACCAGCAGGAGACGGCGCTCAAATACATCAAGGAGCTGACGGCCTTCCCGATGCTCGCGGGCAACGGCGTCGCGCCGCAGCTCGGCGACGACGGCAAGCCGAGACCAGTCCCGGTCGGCCCGAAGTCGGTCTTCTATGCGCCCCCGAGCGGCGAGAATGGTCACCACGGCGAATGGGTGTTCATCGAGCCGTCTGCGGAGAGCATGAGGTTCCTGGCCGACGAAGTCGGGAACACGGAAAAGCAGATGCGGGAGCTGGGGCGGCAACCGCTGACCGCGACTGCCGGTATCACGGTCGTCGTTGCGGCCCTGGCGGCCCAGAAAGCTTCCAGCGCGGTGCAGGCCTGGGCGCTGGGGCTGAAAGACGCGCTCGAGCAGGCGTACCGGTTTACCGCCATGTGGCTGAAGGACGCCAGCGAACCGGTCGTGAAGATCTACACCGACTTCGCCATCGAGGCAGGCGACGAGAAGGACCTCGACGACCTAAACACCATGCGAGAGAACGGCGACCTCTCCCAGGAGACGTATTGGGCCGAGAAGAAGCGCCGCAACATCCTGTCGGCCGATTTCAACGCCGACGCTGAGCGCAAGCTCCTCATGGACGAGATGCCCGACGACGACACCGAAAACGATGCCGTTGGCGCGCTACCGCCCGCCGAGACGGAGGACGCCTAGCTTCAGGCCTTCGGCTTGTCGCGCTGTTCGACCCCTTGGCGCTTACCCTCGGGCAAGCTCTGGTAGATGGCATCGATCTCTTGTTCTTCGGTGATCGTCTGCCGAACGATGATGTTCAGTAGCTGAAACAGCGTCTGGACGATCTCCGGCGTATCGTTGACGTGGATCTCGCCGGGATGGACGGCCTCGTTGCCGACGATCCGGACAGCGTCGAAGGCCTTTTGAAGCTTCGGCCCCAGATCATCCTTCACCAGGTCGCCGATCATCGTGTTGATGTCGCCTTTCTTCCCCAGATGTCGGCAGAGTTTTTCCAAGGCGAGCCTCAGTATCGCGGCCGCAGCGCGGGGCGATGCTTTGAAGATCGCGGCGGCTTCCTGGAAGTCTGCGCGCACTTCGGCGGGCATGTCGGGCGATGGTTGAGGAAGGGCGTGGTTCGTGTGGGGCCAGAACACGCCCTGACCTACCCAGACCGAGAACTGACCGCATGGATGACACTTGGTAAGCCGAAGGTCTCCGACCGGGGTACCGCTGATCTCGCCGCCAAATGCCGCGGCGATGTCTTCAAGCCGCACGCTTGCGGCCTTCTTGCTCGTTTCGAATGAAGGCGGAAACGCCTCCTCTCTGGCTCCAAGCCTGTACCAAGTTTGCTGGGCATAAGCGCGGCAGTGCGGGCACGCGAAGCTGCTCTGGCCGAAAAATGCCATCTGGCGCTTGGCGTCGTCGATACTGCGCTGCACCGGAACAAGCTGGTTACCCACTGCGGAAATCTCCCTGCCGTCCAACTGGGTGGAAGCGGGACCATAACGACTGCCCGAGCCGAGCGCACGGGCCAATAGATCCGCCCCATCGGGCGGCTGCCGCAGAGGCGTGACGCCAAGCGGTGCACGGAGCGAGACGCTCCACAAAGCAGGGGGCGAGACGCCCCGGAAAGCCACCACCATGAAGCTGAAAACCATCCTGCTCGATGGCGTGTCTTATGCTGTCCTCGATGCCGCAGGCCTGCCGGTCTACGTGCACGACGACAACAAGGAAGTCGGGTTCGATGCCCCTTCCGCCAACAGCCGCATCACCGCGCTCAACGCGGAATCGGCCGGCCGGCGAACCGAGCTGGCTGAGGCCCAAGGCAAGCTGAAGGCCTTCGAGGGGATCGAGGATCCGGAGAAGGCCAAGGCGGCGATCGCCACAGTGGCCAACTTGGCTGCAGGCGATCTGGTGCAGGCCGGAAAGGTCGAAGAGATCAAGGTGGCCGCCATCGCGGCAACCGAAGACAAGTACAAGGGCCAGATCACCGCTCTGACCGACCAGGTCAACACCCTGACCTCCGAGCGCGACGGCCTGCGTACGTCCCTCAACGACACGATGATCGGCGGAAGCTTCACTCGCTCCAAGTACATCGAGGAGAAGGTCGCTGTGCCGGCCGACGTCGTCGAAGCGATGTTCGGCAAGAACTTCAAGGTCGAGGACGGCAAGCTCGTTGGCTACGACGCTGCGGGCGGCAAGATCTACAGCCGCTCGAAGCCCGGCGAGGTCGCCGACTTCGAAGAGGCGATCGAGTATCTGATCGGCGCCTACCCCCGCAAAGAACACATCCTCAAGGGCACCGGCGGATCCGGCGGCGGCTCTGAGCATGGCGGCGCGGGCACGGCCGGCAAAAACCCCTGGAAGAAGGACCAGCTCAACCTCACTGAGCAGGACCGCATCCAGGCCAAAGACCCGGCTCTAGCGAGCCGGCTGAAGGCGGAAGCCGGGGTCGCCTAGACCCTCACCCTGGCGCACCCCCACCCGCGCGAGCCCCATGGCCGCGCTCACTCCTTGAAAGGGAACTAGGCCATGGCACTTGTGCGCCTGACCGACCTCGTCTTCGGCGAGAACTATCGCGGCTATACCGTCCTGGAATCGACCCGCCGCAACGCCTTCGTGGCCGCCGGCGTCCTGGCCGTCGACCCGGCCATCGCCCAGTTCATGTCTGACCAGGGCTTCCTGGTGAACATGCCCCACTGGAAGCGTCCGGCGAATGACGAGCCGAACGCCTCCTCGGACAACCCGGCCGACGTCGCCGTTCCGAAGAAGATCGGCACCGGCAACGAGATCGCCCGGAAGCTGATGCGCAACCAGGGCTGGTCGGCTGCCGACCTTACCGCAGCCTTCGTGGCCGACGACCCGATCCAGGTGATCGCCGGCCTGGTCGGTGAATACTGGGCGGGGGTGAACCAGACCACCCTGCTAAAAATCTGCCAGGGCATCCTGGCCGATAATGTGGCGAACGATGGCGGCGACATGCTGGTCAACATCGCCACCGACGATAACAGCGCCGTCACCGACGCGGAGAAGTTCGGCACCGACACGCTAATCGACGCGGCCCAGACCCTCGGGGACGCGAAGGGCTCGCTTCGCGCCATTGCTGTCCATTCGTTCATCCACTCCCGGATGCAGCGGATCGGCGCGTTGATGGATCACTACGATCCGCAGACCGGCGAGCTGCTGTTCCAGTCCTACGACGGCAAGCGCGTCATCATCGACGACGACATGCCCGTCGTGCAGGGCACCTATCGGAAGACCTACACCTCGATCCTGTTCGGCGAGGCGGCGTTCCGGCAGGGCTTCGGCACGCCGAAGACGCCCAGCGCCGTGTCCCGCGATGAAGCGCAAGGCAACGGTGAGGGCGTCGAGACCCTGTGGGACCGCCGCTCCGAGGTGATCCACCCTCGCGGCTTCGCCGTGGCCGGGACGCAAATCTCGAGCACGGCCACCCCTAGCTACTCGGAGCTGGCGACGGCGGCCAACTGGAACCGGGTCTACGAGCGTAAGCAGATCCCGCTGGCCTTCATCAAGACCAACGGCTGATCGGGGCTAAGGCCGGCTCCTTCGGGGGCCGGTCTGACGCGGGGGCGTCATCCACCTCCATCTCCTTCCAGCAGAATGAAAGGGTCGCGCGATGCGCCTCCATATCGCCCACCTCATGGCGTCCAGCGCGCTCGTCGCGCTCGCCGCCGCCACCGATCACGGATCGCAACCCATCTCGGGTCCCTCGGACGGGCAGATCGCCCTGACCGCCCACAACAACGGCGACGGCACCTGGTCGGTCAAACGCGGCCCGAACGGTCCCGTCCTTCGCGACGGCCTGCCCCGCGAGAAGGCCTTGGCCATCGTCGGCGGCGCCACCGGCCCCTACGAGCCAGAGAGCGAGCAGGAAGCCGTCGCTGCGGCCGATCGTGCCGACATTGAAGCGGAGGAGGCTGCCCGCGAGGAAACCGACCTCTTCAAATCCGACGCCGAGGTGGGCCAAGATCCGGCCAAGGTCGGTCGGCATGTCGACGCCGCCCTCGTCAGCGAGAACGCTGAACTCAGGGCAAAGAGCGAGGCCCATGCCGGCGAACTGAAGCGCGCCGACGACGAGAACGCTGACCTTCGTCTCATCATCAGCTCACGTGACGAGGACATCAGGCAGCTCCGCGAGCAGGTTGCCAAATTCGACGGTGACGGCGACGGCAAGACGGGCGGTTCCGTTGCGCAGGTCAGCGAAACCGAAGCCACGCCGGGACCGACGGGCAATGACCCGGGCGCCCAGCAGGGCGAGGCTGCTGCGGACCACCCTGAAACCGCCCCCGTAGAGATCCCGGCCGATTGGGCGGACCTGCACTGGACGCAACGCGTCAAGCTGGCGAAGGCGATCAGCGGGGACGAGGCGGCCGAACTCACCGCCGACCAGGCCAATGAGGCGATTACCGCAGAGGTGGCCCGCCGCAGCTCCGCGGCGCCCGCCGACGGTGTCGAAGGCGCCGGCAACAACGGCGGCGAATAGCCGCCTGAACCGTAGCAGGGGCGGCTGCGGGCCGCCCCTCATCGTGAGGACACCGAATGTCGTTCCCCAAAGGCTCGCCCCAGTCTCTTCGTCGGCTCTACAACTGGCTGACGAAGCTCTCGGCCCGGATCTCGGCCAACTCGGTCAAGGTCGCGCTTGCCGCCGGCGCCAACAACGTCATGGCGATCACCATCACCGTCACCGACGAGGATGGCGCCACCGTGCCGGGCGTCCATCAGCTCGACGTCTGGGCGTCTGAGCTGCCCACCGGCCTTAACCTGACCGCCGACACCTATTCCGGCGACCTGGTCGCCACCGCCGGATACATCCTGGCCAGTCCCACGGCCAAGAAGCGCTGGACCGTGCTCACCGCGGCCACGGGCATCTTCACCGGCAATCTGACGGACACGGCCGAGCCGCAAGACCAGTACATCGCCGTCAAGAACCCGGTTGGCTCCGGCGTGACCGTCTCCGTCATCTCCGCCGGCAAGTTCGGATAGCGGGCTCTCCTGGCCGGCGGTCAGCGCCGCACGGCCGGGACGTTGGCGGGGAAGGGGATCTCCATCGCCGCGCTCGCCTGACCATCATCCACCGCGGGTCCGCCGCGACATTCAGATTGCAGAAGAGATCGACAATGGAAATCGTCTACTCCACCCAGCGCCAGAAGCTGAAGACCGGCCAGCGCTTCCAGAACCCGCGCTTCTTCAGCGGCGTCCCGGAAGGCGCCACGTCGGCCGTCGTCCATGGCGACTTCCCCGAGATCGTGGCCGCCTACAAAGCGGCCAAGCTCGAGGTCACGGTTGCCGGCAGCGAGAAGACCGCCGCTCCCGCCGATGCTTCGTCGCAGACTGATGCAGCGGCCAAACGCAGTCGGGCCACCGGCGAAAACTGATGCCCGACGTCCAAGCGCTCAACCTGACTGGGCGCCTGGCCCTTCTCACCGATGGGACCACGGTTCCGATCACCAACCTGTTCGATCTTGCTGGCGATGAGACCGATGACCTCGCCGAGGCGGTCTCCTTCGTTTGCGGCACCGGCCAGCACTGGTGGTCGGACCTGATCTCAGCCTTCAGCCCGGTGACGGTCCAATGAGCGGCGACAACGTCATTCACCTCCCGAAGCCGGAGGAGTACCGGGCAATCTGGGTCTGCAACTGCGGCTGCACGGTGCAACACCTGCACGCCGATGGCCATGCGAGCTGCGCTGAGTGCGAGGCTATCGCCTCGGAGGACCTGGGCAGCTGGCGGCTGACGCTTCCTGACGTGAAGTCAGACACACCGGAGATCGGGCCGGACAACTTCAAGGTCGTGGAGTTGGACAGCGCGGCCACCTTCCTGCGGCGGCGCCTACGGGAAGACGCGGCCGAGGCCGTGGCCATCGTGCAGATCAACGCCGACGGCAGCATGGCCACGTTTCTGACCAGCAAAGTCGAAACGGAGGACTGGCTTCGCGACAAAATGGCAGCCGCGACCGAACGGATGTCCGACAATATTGACCGCAAGGGCAAGGGGCCGAAGTGACCGAGGCCCAAGAGCTGAAGACGCAGCTCTGCGCCGTCCTGACGATGTCGAACGCGGTCGCTGAAGAGACCGATCCCGTCGGCCGGCGACTAGCGCTCGAGCACATGCAGCGGAGCATCCAGGATGCCCGGCACCTGATCGAGACCTATGCCGTGGACCTTCTCGTGGAGCTCGAAGACTGATGGCGCTGATCGTGACCCCCGGCGCGCCCGACGCGGACGCTATGATCTCGCTGGCCTATTTCCAGGCGTACTGCGCCGGGCGTGGCTATGACCTCTCGGCCTATGACGCCACGATAAAGCAGGAGCCGGCCATTCGCCGCGGCTCGACCGCCATGAACACGTCCTTCCCGTGGAAGGGCACGAAGTTGAACGGCCGAGCCCAGGCGCAGTCCTGGCCCCGCATCGGCGTGGTGGATAGCTCGGGCGAAATTGTTGACTCGGCGACCATCCCCACTGAGGTCGAGCAGGCTGCCGCCGAGGCGTCCTGGCAGGAGTTGAAGAAGCCGGGCGTGCTGACGCCGGTCGTCACGCCTTCGGCCCAGGTGAAGTCCAAGCAGATCGGCCCGATGCGGAAGGAATTCTTTGAGGGCTCGGGCACGCCCGAAGCTGCGCGGCCAGTCATGCTGCTTGTCCAGGACCTGGTCGCCGGCCTGATCGCTTCGACCTCCGCGACCAGCGCAAACGCCCTCGTCGGCGAAGCGGTGCGCTGGTGACGGACTTCTTCGACTACGACGAGGCCAAGGCCGACGCCGATGAGCTGATCGAGGAGTTCGGCCAGGCCGGGAAGCTTCGAGTTCCGAAGTCGTCCGGTCCGCCTCACAAACCGACGCCGCTGCCGCCGGACGAGCACGACGCCATCTTCGCGGTCCTGGAATACGAGGCCAAGGACATCGACGGCACGCGGATCCTGGCGACGGACAAGTACGTGATCCTGGCCGTGGGAACGCTGCCGGTCGAGCCCGCGACGAGCCACCTGCTGGTTGAGGCTAGCGGCAAGACCCTGAAGATCATCGCTCTCGCTCCGCTGGAGCCGGCCGGGGTCGCCGTCTTCTACGGGGTTCAGGCTCGGCGATAATCGCCACGGGCATGGCGCCCTGGCCAATCAAGTAGGAGCGGTCATGCCCGTCCAAGTTCACTTCTGCACGCTGAAGAACCTGTCGGCCGTCACCAGCGGCAACCTAACGGCCAAGCCGGCGCCCGCCATCGGATCGATCCGGGCACGCGAAGCCGTGGCGGTCGCTGGCGTGTCCACGGGCGTTGCGAAGGCGGGCGAGATCCTGATCCTCGTCAATACAGAGGCGTCGGCCGTCCTAGTGGCGATCGGCAACGCGCCAGACGCTGCTGCAACTGCGGCGACGACCGCGACATCTGCTGGGTTCTATCTCGCTGCAGGCGAGAGGAGCCTGCCGATCGTGCCTGCGACGGGCGACAAGGTCAGCGTCAAAGCCGCCGCATAGGCAGCTGTCGCAACGGCGTCTGGTGAAAAGGGCGAGTTCGTCTTAAGGGTATCGGCACGGTAGATCCGTTTGGGACGGCGCAACCGCGCAGCCCGAGAGCCAGGCCAGCTGATGACGTCTGACCATCGCAAGTCCCTCTCCCTTGCCACGGCTGTCTGGATGGACATCGTTTCCACCGGTCAAGCCTATCAGGCGGCGGTCCTTCGGGGCGACCAAACCGCAGCCGATGTCCTGAGAGCCAAGGGCCACGACCTGCTCGACAGCTACTTCGATTTGAACGGGCAAGCCGCCGAGGCCGTCCGAACGCACCTCACCGACTAAAGGACGTGGACATGACCGGGCTGCATCTCTGCGAATTGAGGTGCGGCCCCGGCCGCTGATCCATGGCCCGCAAGCCGACGCAGGAACAGCTCTTCGCCGAGCTGCTGGACCGCTATGGCCCGGAGGTGGCGAAAGCCTTCCTCGATGTGGTGGACGACTTCCGCTCTACGGCGGACCTGCAACGCCTAATCGCGGCGATTGCGGCGGGCAACATCGAAGCCGCCATCACCGCGCTCCACCTGGATGCGGCCGCGTACGGCCCGCTATTGAATGCGCTCCAGCAGGTCTACACCGCAGGCGGGCAGGGGGCAGTCGCCACGTTCCCGGTGATAAAGGACGTCGCTGGCGCGGCGCTCGTGATCCGGTTCGATGCGCGCAACCCTCGGGCGGAGGCCTGGCTGCGCGCGCACTCTTCGCGTCTGGTCACCCGGATCCTGGACGATCAGCGCGCGGCGGTGCGCACGGTGCTGGTCGATACGATGCAGAGGGGCGCCAACCCGCGCACGGCGGGTCTGCGGATCGTGGGCGCCATCGACAAGGCCACGGGGCGGCGCACGGGCGGCATCCTGGGCCTGTCTGCGCCGCAGGAGCGCTACGTGGGTAGCGCTCGCGAGGAATTGGCCTCAGGCGACCCCGCAGCGCTGAACAACTACCTCGACCGGAAGAGGCGCGACAAACGCTTCGACCCGTCCATCAAACGTGCGCTTGCCGAGGGCAAGCCGGTCCCGGCCGAGGTCGCTCGAAAGGCCATCGTCCAGTACGAGAACCGTCTCCTGGCTCTCCGCGGCGAGACCATCGGCCTAGCCGAGGGACTGACCGCTCTGCAGGCGGCCAAACACGAGGCGTACGTCCAGGCCGTCGAGCGGGGCGACATCAACGAACGCGACGTCCGCCGCACCTGGCGCGATGCCGGCGACCTGCGCGTCCGCCACAGCCATTCGAAGATGGACGGCCAGACTGTCGGTCTTCGCGAACCCTTCGTCGCGCCCAGCGGCGCACGGCTCATGTACCCGGGCGACACCTCCCTAGGTGCGCCGGCGTCGGAGACCGTCCGCTGCCGCTGCGACGTCTCCTACCGCATCGACTTCCTGTCCAACCTGAGGTGACCCATGACGACGTTCGCAGGGACGGCAATCACCTACGCGAAGGCCGGCGAGGCACCCGCTGACCGGGGTGACCTTCATGTGTTCGACCTCTCGACCGGCGCCGAAGTGAAGGACGTCTCGGAGGTCAACGCCGCCGAGGGCTGGCTCATCCGCGCCAAGCGAAACGCTGAGGGCGAGCTTTTCCTCGATGGCGACGAGGTCGCGCGCGAGCGGATCGTCGGCCGCTTCGAGATCCGCCGCGCAATCTGATGGCGCAGGGCAAGTTCTCCGCCCAGGTCAGCGCCTGGGTCAGGGAGACAAAGGAGCGGCAGCTTGCCGTCCGCAACGAGGCCGTCCAGCGCGTCCTTGAGGTCGCCCAGACGCCGGTCGCCCGTGGCGGCAACATGCCAGTGGACAGCGGTTTCCTTCGCGCCTCGCTGATGGCGGCGATTGGAAACGCGAACTTCAGCCTGACCGACAAGCCCGACGGCGAGGGCAGCTACAGTTTCGACATGGGCCAGGTCGCCCTGATCATCGCGTCGGCGTCGATCACTGACACCATCACCGCGGCCTACACCGCCAACTACGCCCGTCATCAGGAATACGGCGCCCGAGGCAGGGCGGGGCGGCGCTTCGTCGGCCTAGCCGCGCAGCAATGGCCGCGCATCGTCGAAGAGGTCGCGAAAGAAGCACAGGCGAGGGCAGGCGGATGACGGCGCGCGCGGAGCAGATCTACGACGCGCTGATCTCGCGGTGCCTGACCCTGGCGATTGGTTCGCCACCGCTTCCCGTCGCCTATCCCGAGCAGGATCCGGCGTTCGTGGTCCCGGAGGACGGCAAGTACCTCGTCGTCGACGACTTCCCGAACCGCCCGCGGTGGGAAGGCGTCACGACCGGCCGGCTGGATCAGGGCCTGCTGCAGGTCACCGTCGTCTGGCCGCGAAACCAAGGCCTGTACGCTCCGAGAGCGGCCGCAGACGCCGTGGCCGCGCACTTCGCCAAGGACACGGTCATGGCCAGCGGCGGAGTGACCGTGAAGGTCTCCGCCGAGCCGTGGGCGGCCAAGCCCCTGACGGAAACGGACCGGCTGACGATCCCGATCACCATCCCCTGGACGGCCTAGCCGCCTCAGGGCCCGCCCTAATGCCGAGTGGGCGCCGGCTTTCGCAAATCCATAAGGAGCCACGCCCATGGCTATTGCAGCCACGACCGGCAGCAAGTTCTACATCGGTCCGGTCAATACGACCGCCAATGACGAGACCGCATATACCGCTCTCACCTATGTCGAGGTGAAACCCCTCGAAAGCATCGGCGAGTTCGGCGACAGCGCCGCCACCATCACCTTCGTTGCGCTTGGCGACGCCCGGACCAGGAAGCGCAAGGGCACGCGCGACGCTGGCGACATCGCCCTCGTCGCCGGCCATGACCCGCTCGACCCCGGCCAGCTCGCAATGGCCGCCGCCGAGGAAACGGACTTCTCCTACGCCTGCAAGGTCGAGACCGCCGACGCCGCCGACGCCAACGACACGGACAGTGTCTTCTACTTCCGCGCCCTGATCTCGTCGAAGCGCCTCAACGTCGGCGAGGCGAACGCGATCATCAAGCGCAACTTCGCCGCCCTGATCGACAGCAAGATCGTCGAAGTCCTCAGCGAAGCCGTCGCCTAAGCCGCGCCGGCCCGAGAAGCCCACTCTCTCCCTCAACTTTAAGGCCCCGGTCGCGCCGCGGGCTGCTTTTTCATGAAAGCCACCACCATGAGCCTCACCTCCCTGAACACTGCGCGGGCCGCCAACGAAGGCCGCCCGATGAATGTCCTGCACCCCGAAAAGCGCACGCCGCTGCAGTGGGGCGCGGGGGACGAAAAGCAGAACGTCTCCATCATGCTCCTCGGGAAGGACAGCAACACCTTCATTCAGGCCGAAGAGGCCAACCGGGACGAGACGATGGCGAACATGACCGAGGGTGCGAAGTTCTCCTCGGCCGAACAGCGCCTGAAGGGCGCCGAAATCCTGGCGTCGTGCACAACCGGCTGGTCGGGCGTTCCGCAGGGCTGGCTCGATGGCACAAACAACGAGGAGCCTGCTGAGTTCTCGCGCGCCAATGCCATCAAACTCTACATGAACCCGGGCGTGACCTGGGTCCGCGACCAGGTCGATAAGTTCGTCGGAACCCGGGCAAATTTCTTGACGGCCTCGCCCGGCGCCTAGTCGCCTACGCTGAGGCCTCATATCGGGGAGGGAAGGGCGAACTGCCCCCCTTCCCGGAGCCGCTCCGGCCCATCTGGTCGGCGTTCAAGAAGCTGTCCCGTCGCCGCCAGTCGGGCATGGCGGCCAACCCCATCACGTACGAAGCCATCGACGCCTTCAGCCGCAGGACCTGCATGGACCTGTCGGCCTGGGAAACTGATCTGATCGTTCGGATAGACGACGCCATCCTGGCGATCATCGCCGAGCAGGCCGCCAAGCCGGCCGAGAACGATGCCAGCGGCCAGAGTGGCGGTAGCCAGATCCCCGTCAGCAATCCTCGCGGGATCCGCGATCTCTTCCGCGGCATCGCGCGCCGCAAAGCCCAAGAGCACACCTAACCGAGGGAGGCGTAGATGTCCGATCTTGCCGTCCTCGGCATGGTCTTCGAGACGCAGGGCGTCGACGAGGGCAACCGTAAGCTCGATCAGCTCGCCGACACCTCGGCCAAAGCTGAGCGCGCGACCGACGCCCTTGCCGCCAGCTCGCGCTCCTCCGGCAGCGCCCTGATGCAGATGATCGCGTCGATCGAGAAGTCGGTCGGCGAGATGAACCTGTTGGCTCAATCGCAGCGCGGTGTTGTCGCGGCGGCTGATAGCGCCTCGGCCGCCACCCGCAACCTTGCCACGGCCATGACTACGGCGACGCCGGCTATGGCGAAGGCTGGGGCGCAGGCGAGCGCCACGGCCCACCACTTCGATGCGATCTACGACGCCGCACAGCGCGACTTCTCCCAGCAGTACGTGCGCCAGATGGGCGCGGTAACCGCCTCGCATGCCAAAGCGGAAGTGAGCTCAAAGCACCTGTCCCAAGCCGGGCTAGGTCTCTCGCGCCAGTTCGCCGACATCATGGTCACCGGCGCGATGGGCATGAACCCGTTCATGATCCTGATCCAACAGGGTCCGCAGATCGTCGACCAACTGGCGCTGATGAGGATGCAGGGCGTTGGCCTGACGGCGGCCCTGCGCGGGATGGCGGCTGCCGCCGTGCCGGCGATGGTCGCTCTCGCACCGTTGATCGCGGTCGCGGGCGCGGCGGCGGCCGGTTTCGCGCTGATGAACCGCGAGCTGGCCAAGGACTATCCGAAGGACATCACCGACGGCCTGGGGCTCACCGAGGAGCAGCTCAAGCGCGTCGAGAGCCGCACCGTCACCATGGGCGACACTTTCAAGTCGACCCTGGACGTGATGGGCAACTACCTGACTTCGGGTCCCCTCGGCTCGGCGCTGGATTGGCTGGGCGAGAAGTGGAACGCCACGCTCGACTTCATGACGAAGGTCGCCTTCGAGGGCACCGCGGTCATCATCGGTGGGTTCATCGGCGCGTACCGGGCGATCATCGACAACTGGCGCAACTTCCCGGCGGCTATCGGGTCGATCCTGGCCGCGACCTATAACAAGGCCATCGACGGTCTCCAGATGATGATCAACGCGCACATTGCGGGGATCAACATGGTGATCGACGCGGCCAGCCGGCTCACAGGCGCCGCCATGCCGCGTCTGGGAGCTGTCGACCTGTCCGGCTTCAAGGCTGACGCGAGCGGCGCCGCTGAGTTCGTCGGCAAGGCCATCGCCTCGCAGATCAAGCAATCAATCGACGACGTCCGAGGTGGGATGAAGACGATCGGCAGCGAGATCAAGAGCGGCGCAGTGAGGATCGCTCAAGACAAGGCGCGCAAAGACGCAGGCGACGCCAAAGCCGGCCCTAAAGGCTCGACGGCGGCAACACCGCGCGACCAGACGGCAGAGCGCACTGCGCAGATTGAAGGCCTGATCCAGGCGGCCTTGGCTGCAGAACTTCAAGCGCGTTTGGCTGTAACCCGCGAGATCCAGGCCCGCGCCGACATCGAGCGGCAAATCGCGCGCGCCCAAGAGGCCGTGAAGGCTGCTCAGCTCGACCGCCAGGCCGCCAGCATCGCCGACGACGACGGCCTGAGCGACGCCAAGAAGGCCGAGCTCACCGCTCAGATCGAGATTGTCCGCAGCATAAACGCCCGGGCTGCTGCCTATCGCGAACAGGCCATTGACCAAACCGCAGCTGAGGCGTTTGCCAGGGAAGCCTACAGCGTGCGGAAGGGCGAAGCTGACGTGCAGCTGCGCGTGCTGGCGAGCCAAGAGGCGATTGCTCGATACGAGTTCCAGCGCCGGGCCCTGAGCCTAGAGAGGCTGAAAATCGAGCAGGACCTCGAGCGGCTCGGCCTTGAGCGGATCGTTGCTTCCGAGACTGCGAACGAAGCCGAAAAGCAGATCGCGCGCGCCATGCTTGAGCGCCTTGCCGTGATCCACGGCAACGAGACGAAGGCAGCGACCGGCAACTTCCAGGACACCTTCCGCCGCGTCGTCAATGCGATGAACGACGTGAGCAGCGCGTTCGAGCGGCAGGATTGGAACGCCCTCGCCAACTCCATTGTGGAAGCCATCGGGACCCTGAAGGAAGCCTTCAAGAAAGGCTCCACGATTGGCGACAAGATCGGCGCCATCGCCGGCATCGGCCAAATGATCGGCGGCGCGGTCGGAGGTAAAGCCGGCAGCGCGATCAGTGGCGCGTCCAGCGGAGCTATGGCCGGTCTGACCCTTACGGGCGGCAACCCGCTCGGAGCGCTTGCTGGCGCGGCAATCGGCGGCATCGCAGGACTGCTGAGCGGCAACAAGGCTGAGAAGGCGCGGAAGAACCAAGAGGCCGCGGCGAAGGCCGAGGCGGAGATCGCGCGGGTCACGCAACTGGCCAATGCGCAGCGGAGCCTTGAGGCCGACCTGTTGGACCGGCAGGGCAAGGCCTTGCAGGCCACGGCCCTCCGTCGCGAAGGCGAGCTCAACGCTCTCGATCCGACCCTGCGCGAGATCCAAAAGCGGATCTGGGCGCTGGACGATGAGGCCGACGCGCTCGCCAAGGCAAAGGCCGTAAGCGAGGAGCGCGCGGGCTTCGAGATCCGGATGATGGAGGCGCTGGGTAACGCTGCCGGCGTCCTGGCGGCCCGCAATGTCGCCGAGCTGGCGGCCGCTGACGCGGCCAACCGCGCCTATCTTGCGCAGGTCCAGGCGGTGGAAGCCGCAGCCGAGCGCGTGAATGATGCGCGCGACGCCCTGTCGGAGGCCTACGAACGCGAAGCCGGCGCGATCACCACCACGCGAGACAAGTTCCGCGACCTGGGCAAATCGCTCAAGGACCTCCGCGTCAGCCTGGACCCGCTCCTCGATGTAAGCCCGGGCGCGAGCCTGGAGCGCACGCGTCGTGATTTCCTCGGTCAGGCGGCCTCGGCTGCCACTGGCGATCCTGATGCGATGGCTGGGCTCAACTCGTCGGCCCAAGCCTTCATTCAGGCGTCGCAGGAGAGCGCGAAGTCGCTGCTTGAGCATCGCCAGAACGTGGCCACCGTTCAGAACGCCATTCGCGCGGCGGAGGCAGCGGCGGCGAACCAGGTGACCCTGGCCGACCAGCAGCTCAGCGCCCTCAACGCGTCGGTGGCCGGCATCCTGCAGGTCAACGCCTCGGTCCTGTCGGTGCGCGATGCCCTGGCCAGCTATCAGGGCGCCGTGGCCGCTCAGCAGGCCGCAGTTTCAACGCCCCCAGTGACCAGCACACCGGCGCCCACAGCGACTGCGCCAGCAAACGACAACGCCGCCACCCCGCGCCAGGCCGACTGGGCGTCCTACATCGCGCACTATTCCGACGTCGCCGCCGGCTACCTGCGGGAGATGTCCAGCGCCAAGGGCAGGGCCAACCTCGCCCAGATCGGCGTCCAGAGCGTCACCGGCTATGGCGAGTGGCACTGGAACAAGTACGGCAAGGGCGAAGGCCGCACGCCCTACGCGACGGGCGGCATCATCCATCGCCCGATGACGCTTGGCGAGAGCGGGATCGGCGGAGAGGCTGGCCCGGAGAGCATCCTTCCGCTGGCGAATGTTGGCGGGAAGATGGGCGTTCATGCCGTCGGCGGCGGCGGTGAGACGGCCAACGAGATCCGCAGCCTGCGCAACCAGGTCCAACGCCTGGAAGACGCGCTGGTCGCGATCGCCAAGACGAACAGCAACATCGACCGTCGCGGTCAGCGGCAAGAAAGCCAAGGCGTCTTCGTTCGCGGCGAGATGCCTGACGAGCCCGTTTCAACCAAGGAAGCCGCATGATCCTGATCGCACCCGTCGCGGTCAGCGACACCGGAGCCTTCAGCCGCGCGTCCACAGCCTCCTTTTACACCGTCGACGGCCGTCTCGGCGTTGCGCCGGTGAACGTGCCGCGACTGAACTATCCGCCGGAAAAGCGCACCTACGCGCCGGCAGGGTGGTTGGCGGGGCCCTCGCTGCTGCTCCCGACGATACCGCTGCCGGGCATGTCCATCGTCCCAGCCGCGCCGCCTCAGTTCCTCGCAGAGGCGGCCGGGACGAACGTGATGTTGCAGAGCCAGGATTTGACCACCTGGACCGCCAGCGACGCGACGATCCATGCGAACGTCAGCACGGCACCCGACGGTACGGCGACGTCGGATCTGATCCGCCCCACGACTACGGACACCGCTGACCACCAGGCGGCGAAGATGGGCTCCGCCGCTGTCGTAGCCGCAGGGGGAGTGGTCGGCGCATCGATCTTTCTGCGAGCTGCGGGCCACGCCACAGCCCGTTTCCGCTGCGCGCCTGCCGGGGAAGCGGCTGGGTTTGAAATGATCGCCAACCTCGTCACCGGAGATATCCCGGCGGCCGGGTCTTTCGGCGCCGGCGCGTCGTTCGTAAACGCACGTCTGATCGCGCTAGCTGCTGGTTGGTATCGCCTGGAGCTCGAGGGCGCGGTCGCGGGGGCAACTACGTTCGGGCTCACGCTGACGGTTGGAAACGGCGTGACCTCGTTCGAAGGCGACGAGATCGCCGGCGTTGAGGCGTGGGGCGCCGACCTGAAGGCTGGTCTGGTCACCTCCTACGTCGCGACGGGCGCAACAGCCGTGGCCCGTGCTGCTGACGTCGGAACACCGATGTTGGTCTCAAGCGTCGAGGAAAACGAACCAGTCTGGCTGGTTGGCGACACCTATGCCGAGGACGACATCGTCCGCGGCGCAGGGGATCTCGCCCATAAGATCTTCCTGTCACTCAAGGGGCCGAACATCGGCCACGCCCTCACGGACACCGAGTGGTGGTTGGAAGCGGGATCGACGAACCGCTGGCGGATGTTCGATGACGTCATCGGCTCTCAAACTGCCGACGCCGACAGCATCAGCGTCGTCATCACCGCGCCCAAACGGATCACTGCGCTCGCGCTGATGAACATCGACGCCGCTGCAATGCGCGTCACCGTGACCGATGCGGCCGAGGGCATCGTCTACGACCGCGAAGTCAGCCTGATCGGCACGAACGGCATCAATAATTGGTGGAGCTGGTTCTTCGCCGACATCCAGCGCGTGACCCAGAAGGTCCTATTGGACCTGCCGCCATACTCCGGCGCTCAGATCACGATCACCCTGTCGAACCCTGGAAACACGGTGCGCTGCGGCGCCTGTGTGATCGGCCAGGGCCGTGACATCGGGATCACCCTGGAAAAGCCCCAGATCGGCAACCAGGACTACAGCCGCAAAGATCGCGACAGCTTCGGCAACGCCAAAATTGCGAAACGACCCTTCAGCCGGCGAGCCTCGTTCGACGTCCTGGTGGACAACAGCGCGATCGACGGAGTGGTCGATCTACTCGACGGTTACCGCGCCACGCCCGTCGTCTACCTGGGCTCCGAGCGCTACGGCTCGACGGTCGTTTTCGGCTTCTACAACGACTACGCGGTCGTGATCGCCTCCGCCCAAGATTCCCGCCTCAACATCCAAGTGGAGAGCCTTGTCTGATGGCTGTCGTCCCCACGCCTCCGCTCTCCAACGTCACGACGGCGCCCCAACGCAATGCGCCGACAGAGACGTTCAACGACGACGCCGACGCCTTCGCGGCTAGCCTGTCGCCGTTCGGACTAAGCGTTCAAGCCATCGGGAAGTCAGCCGAGGACAACGCCAAGGCTGCTGAGGCCGCCGCTCTAACGACGGGTGAGGACCTTGACGCGTCGCAGCTCGCCCGCAACCAGGCGGAACAGTTCGCGCTGACCGCAGTAAACGCGCCCGGGACCTCGGCGACTTCAACAACCACCATGGCACTCGGCGTTGGGACCAAGAGCCCGACGATTCAGACCGGCAAGGCGATCCGGCAGGGCCAGTACGGCACGTTCTCTGTGTCGGGCGACGGCGCCAAGGCGATGGACGGTCGCGTCCTTACCTACGACCCGGCGACCGGTGCGATGACCTTTGACGCCCGCAATGCGGAGGGTTCAGGCTCCTATTCCAATTGGGTCTTCGCGCTGTCGGCGCCTGGGGCTCTACCCGCCGCGACGAAGGAAGATATCTGGGCCGGGACGGCGGGCGGGAAGTCGGTGAGCCCAGCGGTCCTGGCAGCGGCCGATGAGTTCCAGGTGCTAACCGACGCCGCCACCATCGACTGGAATACTGCCACACAGGGCTACAAGGCCGAGGTCGTTCTCGGCGGGAACCGGACACTCGGCCTACCGTCGAACATGCGGCTGGGCCGAACCTACACCCTGAAGATCAAGCAGCCGCCGAGCGGCGGGCCGCGAACGCTGATCATCCCTGCGGCCTTCAAATTCGGTGCGGCCGGGACACCGGTTCTCTCCACGGCCGCCAATGCGCTCGACGTAATTCGCTGGGAGGTCCTGGACCTGACTGGCCCAATCCTCGACGCCCGCTTCAACAAGGTCTCCTAATATGGCGATCGGTGCTGCGGCTTTGATGATGGGCTCAGCCTATCCGCCTCTAGCCGTCGGGCTGTCGCAGACGACCGTCGCCGGCTCGAGCACCGGCTCAACCGTGACATCTGGATCGGTGACCGCAACTAGGACCGGCGGCTCTGGTCTGGTCGATACGACGTGGTCCTACGTGAGCGGCAGCGCCACGATTGTGGCGACGACTCCAAACTCTGCAACGACGGCGTTTCAGGCGACAGGGGTAGGGTCGGGCGAAAGTCGTTCGGCGGTCTGGCGCGCGACCGTGAAGGATGCGGTGACCGGCGAGACGCTCTCCACGGGCAACGTCACGATCAATTTGCGGCGTGACTACCCTTCGCTCTCGATCAGCGGCCCGGGCAACGTCGACGCCTCGCAGATCTCGTCTGGCACCGTCACCGTTTCGGGGAGCGCGAGCGTCTCAGCTTCGGGAGGCGTCCCGCCGTACTCCTACTCGTGGAGCTACGGCGGCGACTTCAGTATGTCGGGGAGCGGAGCGTCTCGGACCTTCTCACGTGCGCTTCCGCCTCAGGGCGGCGTGTTGGGTTCGGCGAGCGTCACCGTAACCGACTCCATCGGGCAGACGGCCTCGGCGAGCTGCACGGTCATGCTGCGTAATCTCGGCACGGCGCCGGCGCCGCTCAGCGCATCCGCGAGCCCGTCGTCGGTGTACGGGTTCACCCTCTCAAACACCTGCAACACCGGATCGACGTCGATTGTCGTTTCCGGCGGGACGGCTCCCTATTCCTACGCGTGGGCCCGCGTCAACGGCGTCGGATCAGGCGGCGGAGGCGCAGGGGGGAGCTTTAGTTACAGCACCGCCGACGACGGCGATTTCGGGGGCACTTTCCTCTGCGTCGTGACCGACGCGCTTGGACAGCAGGCGTCTTGCTACGTGTCCGCAACATTCTCCTTCGGCAACCTCAACTAGGTACGCGAAATGCCCGATTATGCTCGGAAGATTGACGGCGCTTGGGTGCTGGTCAGCGGCGCGTTCACGGTGAGGGACGGCGGCAAGAGCATTGGTCCAGCGGACCCCAACCTTCCAAACGGCCCGAAGAGGGCCACGACCTACGATCTCAAATTTCCCCACAACTGGCTTGAGCTTTCCACCGCCGAAGACCGCGGCCAGTGGGGAATTAAGGCCATAGCGCCGGCGGATAGTCCGCCCGAAGGCGCGTTGGTTCTCGCGACCGAGATCTTCGACCATCAAGGCGCGCCGAAGTACCGGTGCGTCCTCGCTCCCCAAGCCGATTAAGGACAGCTCATGGGCACTCCCAGTGCAGTAGGTATCACGCCTGGCAACGGCGATGAGAAGATCGCGACCTATGAGATCACCGAGGGCGGTGATGAGGTCCAACTCCAGCGCCAGGTACTCAACGACGCGGACGGCGTCGAGCTGAAGGGGCAGCGAGCACGGGCGGCGAGCGTTCCTACGACCGCCTCGCCGGAGGACCTGTCGGCTCTCACCGCGACCGATCCGGCGACTGGGTTCGTCGCCATCCCGACCTCGGGTGAGACCGCTCTCGTGACGCCGGTTCGCGCCATTGTAATCACCCTGGCGGGAAACCTTGGCGTGAAGCTCGCTGACGCCACGAACAACAATTCGAAATTGATCCCGGTGACTGCCGGTCAGATGCTGCCGCTGCGGGTCGTGCAACTCACCGCCGCAAATACCGCCGGCGTCCTCGGTCTGGCCTGACGGCCCGCGCTCCGGCGCACCCGCTCCCCACAATCTGATCTACGACACATCGAGGTTCTGATGATGCTTTCGCTTGGGATGGGCCTTGGACTGACGATGGTTCAAGGGGGCTCCGATGGTGGCGCGCCCGTACAGATCCCGGAAATTGTCGATGTGCCGACCGTTTCGGGTTTCCTCAAGACCCACGAAGAGTTGGTCGCCGGCAACGGGACTTGGGCGAACGGTCCTATTCTCGCCCGAACTCACCAGTGGTTTCATTCGCCGGATGGGGTCTCAGCCTGGGTTGCCATCTCGGGCCAGACCGAAGCGACCTACGTCGTCGGGGAGAACCTGTTCGGGCGCTATATCCGTGTCAGGGAGATTGCGACCAGCGCCATTGGCGCCTCCGCTCCAGCCTATAGCGAAGCCGTCGGCCCCATCGCGCTGGCTGACTTCGCTCTTCAGTCCCAAACGACCGCCCTCGCAGCGGCAAAGACGGCAGCGTCCAACACCATGTCTGCCCGCAAGCAGCGGTCGGCAAATTACTGGATCAAGAAGCTCAAGGATGCCGGGGTCTGGGCGAAGCTTTCGCACCTTTGGATCGCCGACGACGTGGCGGCCGGCAGCCTGATCAACTGGAAGACCCCGGGCACGGGCAACCTGTCCCAGGGCGGCGCACCGACCTTCACCAGCATGGTTCAGCCGTTCGACACCTCGTACAACAATACGACGACGGGGCAGGGGCGTGTCGGCTTCCGCTCCACGGCGGCGGCGAACTACGTCGACACCGGCATTCCGCTCAGCAGCATCGACGGCGCCAACTTCAGCTTCGGCTGTTACTTGGGCTCGGGCTCGTCCACGAATTGGGCGGCCGGGGCAGTCGACGCCGTGGCGACCTCCGGAATCCTGATCGGGCCGCGTGGCTCCTCGGGTAATACGATGCAGGCCCGCGCCATGGGCGGCACGGTCAGCACCATCGGTGCGGCGGCCGATTGGGGCAATGGCCAGGCGCTGTTCTCCCTGACGCGTAACAACACCTCGACCTTCCGCGCCTTCCACAACGGCGTGAACGTCGGCGGGGACATCGCCTCGGCGGTTGTCCAGTCCGCGCAGACCACCACCCTGACCTTCCTGAAGGCCAACACCCTGACGGCGGTCACCGACCGTCCGCTGATGGCCGCGTTCCTGGGGACGCATCTCACCGACGGCGACATGGAGCTGCTGTATCGG